ATGAAAATTATTTACAATTCAAAATTGGCACGACTTTTGTTGCCAAATTTCAAAATGATCCTAATTATGTTTATTTTGTTATGTAAAAAGGACAAAAGTTATTATGACGAAGAAGATCTTGAACATGAACGTACTCACGCTTATCAATGGATAACTTTATGTCTATCTAGTTTGATTATGTTCTATATTTTAGGATTAATGTTCGACAATTATTGGCTGATGTTGATCTCACCTTTTACTTTTTATATTTGGTACCTAGTCGATTGGTTCTTTAGATTTGTTTACAGGTTCGTTAAAAATCCTCCTTCTTTTAAATTGGGATTTAAGAACTACTTTAAAGCTGTAGGTGAGATAAATCACGAAGCATATCGTGCAATCGTATTTGAAAAAGAGGCTTATGCAGTTGAAAAAGGGATGACGTCTTACGCATTATTTTCATTCCTTTTTTATTATTGATAACCCTTTATTAGATTTGTATAAAAATAAAAACTATCTTTAACATGTTTTATCAACAACGGGTTAATGGATAATTTTCTTTACGTGTGATTAAGTATTTGCCATAGAAGGCCGATAACTTGTGAAAGCTGTCGGCCTCTTTATTTACACTTATTTTAAGTCTGAATTATAAACGAAACATATTTCAACTGTATTACCCATAACAGAAAATACCATAACACAAGGATATTCTAAAGGTCGATTAAATTCACTATTAACGTCTGTTATTCCGTAAGTTTTCCAAATATCCTTTTGAATATCAAAGTCTTTAGGATTGTTCAGCGAGATCTTAGTCATAATTCACTAATTTTTAACTCTGCATACTTTTCCATTGCTCTGATAATAGCTTGGAATGTTTCTTCATAAAGTTCTGCTTTATGGTCAGGAAGTTCCTTTAATTCGTTTTTAAGAATTTCTTCAGCATCGTAATTCATAATCATTCGTTTTTAAAATTTTCACTATTTCCTAAACAATGTAACATAATTGCTGTAACAAAAGGTGTAAAGCAAATTGTAGCAAAAGTCCAAAAGAATTGATTTCTCTGTAATCTCCCGGCATATTTAACACACATACCACAAAACGTCACATAAATTGCGCCATATATAAGCGAAGTAAAATAAGATATTAAAAGTACCGTTTCTTCCATAATTATTCAGTTCTATACATTGACAATAATTCTATCTCTAATTCTCTCGATCCTGTCATTTTAGCCAATTCTTTTAAAGCGTGTCTATAATGACAGGATGTACTAGTTAATGAATCGTTATGATAATCCTTATTCCATTCAGTTGTTTCATAAGGAATGTTCACAATAGTATCTTCAGTATTAGAAGGAGTCTCTTTATAACAACTCACTTTCGGTCGCCACTGACATAAGAAATTATCTACTTGTAACATGATTTATTCATTAAAATAGTCGGTCAATAAATTAGCTAACTTCTTAGACTCTTGATTTTGAACAAATACTCTTGTAATAGAAACATCTCCTTCATCATCTACACGATAACTAATTGATGCTGAACTATTTTCAACAGTTGACGAAATTTCTTGTCCGTAAAATTGAGAAGCAATTTCTTTTTGAATTTCTATTGCCAAAGCAACGATATCTACGCATTGTTCACATGATAACGTCATAATTACATTCCTCCGTAAATTACTTCAGGGTTACACAATGTACAAAGAATACTGCATATTGCAAATACAATTGATCCAAAGATCAAATAGTTTATCACTTTTCTTTCTGTTGCTGTCATACTCGTTGATTCTTAATTAAACATTCGTATGCTTCATTAACACTGTTATAAACTCTAGTCCACTTCTTAGATAGGATCATCAATTTTCCATTGAATAGATAAGTCACCTTATAACCCATCTTTTCAAGTCTTTTAACCACATCATCTCTTCTCATAATACTGATAATTAATATAATTAGTTATTTTTGATTTTTCCACACTCTATAATCACAATCACTTTCAAAACACATATAACCGCCAAAAACCTTGGCGACATGTGCGGGGGTAAACGGGCAAACTTTAATTGCCCGATACCGTGTTTCAACTTGTGCAAAAAACGTTCTCATAATTACTTTTGTTTCTGTTTTTCGATATAGTCAGTTACCCGTATAGATAAGTACAGGCAACCTAATAGTATTAATGTTTCGATCATTCCGTATATTTTTTTACTTAATTTTTTGCAAATATTCGTTTAGTTCAAATTTTGAATAATCTACAAAATTAGGCTCTACATGACTATTATTTATCAGCCATTCCCAAACAATATCGTACAACTCATTGCCTAGCCCGTTATCTTCAATATATTGTTGTGCTTCTCCTGTTATCATATTATACTTTATTTCTGTATAATAGTCCTCTAGATCATCGAAGCCTAATACATTGTCAACTTTCATAAGGTTATACAATTCTTTTGCAGGTTCCCCAAAAACAAAAGCGTTCTCACCTTCCCAAGATGTTCTTTCATGTACTATATTTTTGGGGTATTTTTCTTTGAAGTAATATATTATTACCTTGTCCAAAAATGATCCACCGTATTCTGTGTACGCAAAATTAAGGTATATATCACTATGTTTGTCTTGTGCTTCTTGTACTAAACTTTCAGAAGCTACGTAGGTCCATTCGCATGAAAAGTCTACTAGGTTATTATTTGTTATCATTGCTATTTTTATTTTTGATTTTTCCACATCTTATAAATCGTTCCTTTCGGATGCCTAAAGATACACCTATTAATAAAACGGACCAACAGATACTAAAAGTTTATCTCTCATTTTAATATTTATTAAGAAAGCCGATCTATTCATCACGAACAAACCGGCTCAAACAACAATTTAAATATTATTATAATAATAAAAGAATCACTTAGTTTGTAATGGATCCATTAATGCAACAATATCGATATCATCAAGAAGTTCGATAAGACGTTGCCAAGGTAGGATCATAGCAGGACAATCGTAAATAACTTGTCCTTTATCAACTAAAAAAGCTGCTGACGAGAGATCATCTAATCTTACATCACTAACAGGAACTGCTGATTCGTTATCAATTCTTTCTATCAATTTTTTAAGACCTATACTAGAAATATTAAGACCTGGAAATAAAACAAGAACATCTTTAGCAGGAAACTGAAGAATGTCTTCATACAAAGGTTTCAATTTCTCGGCAATAATTTTTGTATCACTAAGAAGCACTAGTTTGTTAGAGTCACAAAGAAAATCTATATATTTTGATTTTCCTCTTGTGTAAGAGAATTGTTCCATACTTCACTGTTTAAAATTTCACTTAACTCATTGCTGTCGTAAAGATAGGAAGGAATCTCTTCATCTCCCAATACGGGTGCGACAAAATCCTCGTGTAACAGGATCATTGTTCCGTCAACACTTCTTCTTGCGTGGATGGGCGGAACAATCCCATGTTCCGTACACCATTCTATTGTTACTATAATGTATCTCATTTTGTTATCAAATTTTCAAGTACATAATTAATCAAATCCTGCTCGGTGAATCCGTCATTCTGTTTGGTGGGAACTGAATCGAAACCGATGGAGTTGTAGAAAGCCAGGTTTGCAAAATAACCCAAATTATTATATGTAGAAAAGAAGGATGGTTTTCCAGTTCTTTCACTGTTAGCACTACTATTTATTATTGTTATAATTGTTTTCTTTCCAAGAAGATTATCTGCAATAGTAGTTTCATTTAATACTCCATCAATATATGTTTTTCCATCAACATTAAGAGCATTATAGGCTATTGTGTTAGCTTCAGTAAAAATTGAAAAATAACTAGATTGTATTTTATCATATCCAACTTTTCTTTGGTCATATAGAATTTGGGATAGCCTAAAATTATTACAAGTATAGAACAACACCTTCACCCCTTGTTGCAAGTTCTGCACCTGTCCGTAATCATCCACTCCGTCTGTCACTAGGGCGTTGGGATAGGATGGGATTTGCTCAATTGTGATATTACAGGTATGGGGATAGGAAGCTGCTATAACTTGCCATTTCATATTATATGTAGCGGAATATGTGGAAGCAGGTAATTCGTACTCTCCATCCTTTTTCATATCAAATATAATCGTTGCCAATTCACCTAATGATGTATCTCCATATATTACATATCTCAATGTTTCATTAGATGTGATACCTGTTACTCTTACCTTGTATTTTTTAGACGGAGAACTTACTCTAGTTTCTATGACTCCACTACTTACTTTTACATTATTTATAGTAATAGTATTGTCTGTTATCGTTCCATCACCTCTTGCGCCACTTAAATAGGTGATAAATAGTGCGCTGTCAAGCCAGTTATATTCATACCCTCCCACACCGCTCATTGCAGCGAACAGGAAATTGTTCAATTTAAGCGGTCTGTTGTTTCCGCTATGGTCTTGCAGGTATGGATTGGCTTTTAGTATCTCGTTTGTGGGAACGGATTGTCCTGACGGTAGCTGGGTGATGGTAATGTTACAAGCACCGACAATATTTATACTTCTAAAACCTATATTTCCTGTTACGCTATCAATAGGTTCTAGTGTATAAGTTCCATTTTTAGGCATTCTTACCAATGGGTTGTTGTTATATCCCCACGCTATTTCTTGACCGTCCAATAATCCATCTACCGTAATCGTTATGCCGTTAAACTTTTTAGATTTGGCGATATATATACACGCATTATTTACGGCATCAAAATTTGTTATATTGACACTCTTGTTTGTCACGGTATATTTTGAGCCTGTAAATTTCGTCCAATCATTAAAGTTTTCCGCATAAACATCCACAGGCTTTGACATATCATACCAGAACACCATGTGTTCCTTAATCCATTTCGCATAATCAGGCGGAAGCGGTCCACCGCTTCCTGTCCTTCGTCTAAAAATAGTTCCGATTCCAATCATAGATCAATAACCAATATTAAATTGTGCTGTAGTACCGTCTTTAAACACTTTATCAACCAAATAAGGTAGAGGATAACCAAGAGAAGCATTAACTTCAACTTCAGAAATAACATAATCTTCGAGTGAAGATGCTTGTACGAAGTGAACTTTGATAACGCCACTAGTAAGAGGAATTATTAAAAACGGTTCATTTTCATTATCACTCGAAGTGAACTTTGATAACGCCACGTCTTCTTGTGGTGTACCTATTGTTATTGCTCTTGATATACTGACAATTGAAACGTCTCCTTGTCTATTAGCTATACATTGTCTTGTTGGATACATAATATTTCTTATTTAGAGTTCTCGAATTTTGTTGTAAAGATACTAATTAAATTTAAGAACCGTATATTTCATTTAGTTCATTATTTTCTTTTTTAATGACTTCTCTTAACTTTTCAGCACCTTCATAGTCTTCAGTCTTAATACATTCTGCATATATTGCTTTAAGCATTTCGATATGTCTTATACGTAATCTCATATCCATACTAGATTGCAGATCTGTTTGAGTTCCAATTTCATCATATAGATCTGCAATGCTCTTTAAAACGTCTTGAATGCTTCCGTGGATTTTAAAGATAATTAAACACGCAACTATTACGCTTACCAATATCATGCCGATCAATAGAGTTATCAGGTTAATCATAATCTAATCATTTTTAATGTTGTTTTTAAACTTTGATAGTCATTTTCTGTAAGTGACCATATACGAACAATATCACAGTCAACAACGCACATGAGATTCTTCGCAACACACCATTTTTCTATAGACTTAATCTCTTCTTTAGATAGATGATATAATTCTACATCCATCGATATTTGTATTTCTTTCTTCATAACTATTTTCTTTAATAGGATTACTGTTTGAACCAAAGATCATCAAAATGATTATAAATGCAATTATAACGATAATAATCAATTTAAATCTGAACCAAAGATTCTTCATAAACTACTTCTTAAAATTTGACTTATAAAAACAATAGCAACTAACGATATAATTAGAATAAGACTAATCAAAAGATTTTCATTTAAACTAAATTCTGAAAAATCTTTTACAAACTTTGCAAATGCAATTATCCATAATTCATAGCAAAACACAGAAATAAGTACAGCAATAAATGCTTTAGCGTATACTATTGATTCCATTAGTTCTTATATCTATTCTCTTTTACAAACTGTTTTAAACCTTCAATTAACTCGTCTCGCTCTTTAACGTATACAGAAAGTGTTTCTTGTACATCTTCAATTGCTTCAGATTCAAATAGACAAGCAATCATACTAGAAAGATGAATAAGTCTACTACAAAACTCTTTATAACGATTCAAAATACCTGCTCTACGAGCCATTCGTGATATAGGTGGAAGAATGATCCCTTGATCTCTGAAGTATTGAGGATTGTCACGTTCAATGTTTTTCAATCTTCGAGCTTGTTCTATATACTCGTGTTTGAGTTTTCTCTGCATAGCAGCACGTTCCTCTTTGTGTTCTTTATTGTAAAGAGCTCTACATGATTTACATCGCGATACCAAATAAGGTCTATTTTCACTATTATTTCTTCGATAAAACTCAGTGCGCGGCAGAAATCTACCGCAACCACTGCAGTACTTTGGTTTATCATCTTTTATCATATTCTGTACCTTTAATATATTTTAAATAAACTCTACGAACATTTGTATAAGTGCAATTAAGCAATGACTTAATTTTATAGTGAGTCCAAGTCGGATGCTCGATCATCATATTGTAAATTGCAAGTGACTGAGGTCCATTAGGAATATCGCTTTCAGTGCGTTTTTTACGTTCAACAGATTTCTTAGGATAGAGAATGATTGAATGTAAAGTATTATCAAAACAATAGAAATTGGTCTTAAACTTCTTGCTATCTTTATACTCTTGAACAGCGGCTTTATAACTCTCTTTAGAGAAATTGATCGAAATCTTTGTAGAATCTTCTTTAGTCTCGATAACAATTGTACCGTTATGCTTTTCTACGAATTCGTAGAAAGAAGGTTCTTCTGTAATCATAGGATTGATCTCAATTGATTTAGCAGACTCTTCAATAACCGGTTCTTCAACTTTAGGTTGTAATTCGTTTTGAACCTCTTCGATCTTCTTCACAAGATCAACTTTTTGATATGTCTTAGCATTTTTGATACCAAGTTCTTTAGCATAAGATCTAAGATCAACTACTTTCATGTTCTGCAATTCTTCTGATGTTTTCATATCGCTTTAATTTTAAATTGTTGTTGAATTATTTTAACGCTGTAAAGATACTACTTTGTTATGTCACAGGCAACACTTTTGCGGAATTTATTTTCAATAATTAAAATTCAACTATAAGTAATCTATTTCTACTTCCAATTTCATTTACCCACATGTGAGTAGATCCGAAACCGTATTGAAAATACTTATCAAAGTTTGTATTCTTAACTCTTTCAGTATGCATTCTGTCACGAAGCTCTTGTTCATTAGATACTGAAACAATTACTTCAATAATTTTAGAGAAGATTCTTAATGACTCGTGACTCGTATTGATAATTTCATTTTCTATTATTGCTTTCATGATCTTATATTATTGTGGTAGCTCGAAAGCTACCGGATTAGGACTTAAAATAATCAAAATATATATTCACCTGTTTGTTTGTCATAGACACCTATTAAACCGTCTTTATACTTTTTACGGTAATTTTCATAATGTCTTGTTATGATTTTAAGAGAATTAGAATCTTTCACAAATACACCGTTAAGCTCTAAATAATACCGTTTCATATTCTTCTATATTGCGCAGGGCTTTCGCCCTGCTGGTTAAACTTATAATATTGTAATTTCTTTATTGCCTATCTCTGTATCTACATTCAAAACCTCATATTTTTGAGCCTTGTAATTGTAAACGACCTCGCAAGTATTGAAGCCTCTACCATCTTCTCTTTGGTCATAAACAGTATCTATATGCTGATACATTTTATTGCCTAACATGAAGTTTATTTTGCCTGATGTACAGAAGTAGAATGCTACTGCATACTTCAATGTTTTCTTTTCATCAATCTTCTTTGTTGCCATAATCATATATCTTTTAATTGTTATTACTCTGTTGTTCCTTTCGGATGCCTAAAGATACACCTTTGTGACATGTGTAGCAACACATTCATCAACTTTATGGTCTAAATTAAGATCTATTAATATTTGACCACGAGTTTAAACACATTTTAATCATTGAGATATAGGAATACAAAGAGATCGTAGCGAAACTTGAATTAAACAAGAATCAACTACGATCTCAACCTGAAAACAAATGATAGATAAAGAAGCCTAACTATTGAGTTCCAATGTAAATTCTGCTTTTATTTCATCAATGCCTGTTTTAATGTTTGCATACGCACGAGCATTGTTTTCGCCTGTAGGTGAGTAAATTTCATTTTCGATAATTTCAACAAACTTTTTAACCCACTCTATTTTCATGTAGTCGCTTAATCTTCGTCCTCTCAACATAAAATTACTATATTCAATACTACGATTCTTAAAGATCGCTCCTACACGTGTTTCAATCTTCTTACGAGTAGCTTCTCGGTCATCGATATTGTTTTCGGCACGCACAGTTTTAACAAGCCGACACAATTTTTCGCAATCGAGATCAAAAAAGTTACTACATATTGAACTGATCTGCATTTGTGAAATCGGTCTTAGTCCTTCGTTAATGTCAGCTAAGACGCTGTTTTGTTGTTTAGTCTCATTAAGTAGAGTCTGCATTGTTTCTTCTTGTCGAGTAACAATATCTTCAATCAAGTGTCTAAACCATTTGAAAACAAAAAACCACATCATTCCCGTTATTACGAGAAATAGAGCACATATCATAATTGTGATGCCATAATTACTGACACCTTCTGCAGTTTCAAGTACTGCCTTTGTTCCAGTAGGTAAATCCATGTTATACTATAATTTTTACGTTAGATCATGCTTTAAAATAAATTATTTTATCCCAAGTTCCCATATCATAAACGTCAAAGTGTAACCAAGTAACATCTTTCTCAAGACGAATAGGATATGGAAGTTTATGTTTATTGAGATCAATCAACTTTCGTGCTTCTTCAGCACTCATACCGACAACAGTAATATCGAACGCATTTCCTGTACAATGAGCACTCATATAGACCTTTTCGAGTCTTGTCTTTTCTTTAGGGATTTGACAGAGATTGCAACGCAGTCCTCTTTGAGTATAATTCCCTGATGGCGATTTCCAATTATTAATGATAAACGGTTTCTTAATAATATCACGTCTCAAAACGAGTAAGGTCTCCAATGCTTGTGTAGAGAAGAATGACCATATCTGTGTTTCGTTGTATTTATTCATAACGTGTTTGCAGACAAGTTCTTCGAGTTTGAAAAACTTTTTAATCTCACTTATAAGTTCAACTCTATTCATCATAATTGTTTTGTTTAACAAAGAAGAGTTCGCCAACATTTTACTGTTAACGAACTCTCTTCAACTTTTACTAATAATTTATATAACTTCTACTCTGTAAAAGTACTCAATTCAATTTAGTTATGAATAGAAAAAGGTTCTCATCCTTCTTTAATTTCTTCTACTTTCGGTTCAAATGATGTTTTCTTCCATTGATCAATAAAGTGTTCGATCAATCTTCTGCCTTCAATTGCGACTTTTTCGAGTCGTTCATCCGGTTCCATAAACTCTTCTGCCATTACAGATGCGATACGTTTGACCTTACCAACATATTCGATAAGGTCATCTTTCTTATCCAACTCGTCTACAGACTTCTTTGTAATGATATTGAAAGCAATCGCTTCGACAACATTTTTATACTTATTGACACTAGAAACAGCTTTTTGTGCCTGTTGAACATAGTCATTGACAGATTGTGCATTTTGAAAGTCTTCTTCAGACCAACCTTCAAGTTTACGTGCTGCCTGATAAATTGTTCTCAACTCCTGCATATTCAATGCAATACCTGCCTGTGCGACTTCTAAGCAAAATAATGAAAAACGTACATCGTTTGTTGTTTGATTGTTGTTCATAATTTTATCCAATAAATTCTTTATAATCTACGTCATTAATATCTTTGATTTTCCAACACTTATTTTGATTCTCGTCTAACGAGACAACGAATCGACATTTTAGAACTAGAGATTCAACTAGAATCTCTTCATCTATTTTACCCTCCCATGATCGTGAAGGTGTACAGACTGTGTAATATGTTCCAATGTCAAAAAGTGCTACTTTAGGACACTTAGTCTGTAGCACTTTTTCTAATTCACTCAAAACTTCTGTCGTCATTCGTTTTTAGAGTTCAAATCAACGAATTCAGTGACCTCACCTTGTTTGTTGACAATAAGAAGTTTGTTACGATCCTTACTCAAGAAAACATAACGGTCTTCGTCAACAAGAACAGCAAAATCAAACTCTTCACCTTTATATCGATACTTGACCTCAGTTGTCATCTTAGCATCATCAGAATTCTTTTTATCCCATTTTGATTTATAGACAATTGATTTAAGTTCTTCGTCTGACAAAAATACGGTGAAAAGAATTTTCGGATAACTTTCAGGCACGATTGAAATACTTCCGTCTTCTTCAATTGAAAGTCCAAAATTAATACGTGAATTTTCGAGATGTGAAATTGTTTCTTTGATAAGTCCTTCATCGTTTCCTAATTTAAACGATACTCCATCTTCTAATGCTTCAACGAGTTCTTTAAGATCATTCGGTTTCAACCAACTTTCAACTAACATATCGAAGTACAATATTCCCATAGACTCGATTTGATCTAGAGACGATTCACTTTCAACGTTAATTTTGATTGCCTTTTGACCGTTCTTAGTACGAAATGCTGTTAGATGAAATGCGAAACCACATTCTTCTAGAATCGTAATTGTTTTAGAAACAGCATCATTAACAACAACTTCATCATTCTTTTCAATAAATTGACTGAAATCAATCACAAGCTCCTCGTTTGCGAGAATTTTTTTTAACTCTCTTCCAATTTTCTCTTTTGCTTTCATTGTTTTTAACTGTTTAATTTAATATTCAATAGAGGAAAGAAGAACGATTCGTCTGTGCGATATAATTAAAAGTATAACATGGATTAATAATAAATTGTTTATCAAACTCTTTCGTTCTCCTTTCAATGCTGTAAAGATACTACTTTGTTATCTTACGAGCAACATCATCATCGCTCTTGGTCCTCTTTTCGATTGAATTGTAGATATTGAAAATTGTATCTACAGTATTAAGTTCTATAATTTCCGATTTATCTTTCGCTATATATAAGTTATCAATCAGCTGGATATACAACATTCCTTTATAATTAAAAACTTGTTTACGAACTATTTGTTTATATTTCTGTGAAAGATCTGTACAACGAAAACCTTCACCGACAACACTGTAAATACAAAGAACTGTTTTTACGTCATTGTTATTATTAATATAAAAAAGTCTTTTTTGATCTTTTGATACAAAGATATTGTTACAACGATCGCTCGGTGTCACTTCTTCATCTTCAAAAAGAAATGCTGAATATACAATCACCTTAAAATTCTTTCCGTCATTAAACCAATTATAAATGTATTGCCAACGATACATTTTCTTCAGATCCATAATAAAATCGATCAACGGAATTGTAGGATAGGGATATGATAGATTTACATCTTCTTTTACCGATTTATCTGATATAAAAACATTACCGGTGACACGTTTACTTTCTGTTAAATTCATGTTCGAAATCACGTTCTCACAATCAAATTCAATAGCAATTTCGTCTAATGTTATATTTAAACTTCTGAAACTTTCACATATCGGCATATCTATACAAAATCCACTGTAATACTTGTTCATCCAAGATTCCTTTGTAATAATTTCAGTGTCTTCTATACTTAGAAAGTCTTTTGCAATTTCTATAGGTTTTGGTCTCCTACACTTTTTCGAATCATAAAAGACCTTTGCCCTTGTAATCCAATTGATCGCTTCTACAATTGATATATCAATTGGACCGTCTACTTGAATAACAATATTTCTCCACTTCTCATTGAATTCTTCTTTTGTCATAGCTTAGGATAATTTAAATGTTTCTATTCTGTTTACAATCTTCGATAACTTATAATCAAATGCGTCAAGAATAATCTCCTTGTTAGTTTCGATCTCTATTCTCTTTAGCAACACAGTTCCATCACGCTCGTTCTTTGATACTGTATAAGTATACTCATCAGTGTTTCTATAAACACTATCACTTGATACACCAATTGATGCATATTGTTCACTTATCTCTAATTTATCTTTAGAGATCACAATGTGTACGTAATCGTTAATCTTCTCCTTAATCTTTTCCATTGTTTCGGGATTTATTAATTCAATATGTTCGTCTCTCATAATTTCTAGGAACTTGTTCAACTTCTCTTCGTCATTGAACTTTATCTGTAAAACGGTAATATTATCCTTACCGTCTACTCTTCTTTTGATGTATCTTCGTGAATGATCGTATAGATACATTGCTTTGTGTAGGGTAGTTTGTTGTTCCCAAGAACAGACTTTAATAAGTTCTGTGTAATTTATATAAATCTTTCGTTCCATTGTCACTTTATTTTTATCGTTAAACTATTCTCATTTGCATAAGCGACTGCTTTCTCTAGTTCATCAAATCGTTGTGATGAACTGTTATAATACATTCCTGCTCTTACATTGATAAAATTGACCTGATAGCAAGTTCTGCCATACATTCTAACTCGTACTATTTCTACTATATCTTTCATGTCCTAAAGGTACTAAATTATTAGAAAGAGTGGAACTTAATGTTCCACTCAATCATTGTTATTAGAGACTCAATATGAAATTATAAACTTCTGCAAGACCATCGTAGTCTAATGATTGTAAATCTTCAAAAATCTTTTCTTCACAATATTCACGTTCATCATCTTCATCGTCTAAGATAGAACGATATTCGTTACCGTTGATCTTTTCGTATACCTTTTTAAGTTGTTCAAGATCAAGTTCGCTTATTCTATCAGCTACTTCATCGTATAGATCCGAGTAACAACTTTCGAGATCAAAATCACATCCGGCTGGATATGCATCTTCGTCATTTGATTCGAACAATTCGTAACCTTTGTAAAAGTACTCTTTTCCTTGTTCATCTACTAAAATTGTAGGATTTACTTGTTTAACTGTCAGTTCAACTCTTCTGCGATTTGAGTAAAACATCACTTCAATTTTGTCATTTGTTGTCATAGTTGTTAAAATTTTAATTGTTAATACTAATGTATCTCATTTCTTTCGACGCTGTAAAGATACACCTTTTTGATACACTGGACAACAATTTCGACCATAAATTTCTAAAATATTTTTATGTGCTACATTATTATTTTTCCATTTATATTGATCTTTCTATATCTCAGTAAATTAGTCGATACACTGCCTAGACATTAATCTCGCTGCACAAAACACCAATATTTGCTGTCTAAATTCGATTTCCATTTATATTGAAAATAAAATAGGATCAAACAGTCTCACGACTCCTTGATCCTTCTATAGAATAATTAAACTAACTAAACAGAACACTTATGGTTGCCATGTAATTGAGTCAATACTTACCGGAATATAATCCGGATATTCTTTCTCTAGTCTTTCGAAAATCATTGCTTCTTCTTTATCGCTTAGAGGGAGTTTTGTTATTTCTACGTCATTCAATGGAACGTGCATTTGTACTTTTACTCCTTCTTTTTGTTCAAATGTTGCTAATATAACTATCATATTCACCTCCTTTCTTCTTTTATTGGTAGTTAAACTTTGTTTTAATTCACTATTTGATAAATATTGCGTTCATTTATTATCTTATATGTTGTTTCTTTAATTAAACTCATTTAAACGAATGGACCTATTCTCACGAACCGGTCCAAGTTCTAACAATTAAATTAACTATATGACAACATTCAAATTCTTTTCATTTGTTTTAGTCTCTGTAGCAATTCTTTCTTCTTTTCCTGTCCTACTTTTTCTTCAATCACCTGAGCATCAGTTATTTCTATAGGATTCATTTCATGTAGGAATGTTGAATTTGCTACTTGAAGTTCGCCCCAATCGTATGCTTTGATCATGTCTCCAGGCAACTGTATCTTTTCCTGTCCTAATATGTTCTTATTGAATCCGTTGAAATCCTTGTACCAACTTGTTGCCAATTGATGTATCAATATCTCAGGCCTGATGCCTGACTTAGCCGCTACCAATCCTATAATTATGCTATTTATAGGGATTTCTCGCATGATTCTTGTTACGTTCTCTCCTCCATGTATAGTTGCATTTATATCTATTTTTCCATCAACAGTCAACTTGAGTTCATTACCTTTTACTTCTTTTCTTGCTTGTTCGAGTAAGTTACGGACTTCTCGTGACATATTCAGAGCTTTTGTCTCTTGGTCGTTATTGATATAGTATTCGTATTTTAAGTAGAGATCTGTCAACATATCATTTATGATCTCCAATCGTCCGGATTCTGTTGCGACTTTATATTTATCACTCTTTAACAGATATTTAGCTTGTCTTGATTCGATTACGTTCTTGTTCTCATTATAGAATTTCGTCAACTCATCATCGTTGAGGTCGTAACCTTCTTTTGACTTAATTATCTTTTTTACATCCTTAGCTGAACACATTGAACCAAATAGGTCAATTAACTGAGGAGTCAACTTTGCTAACGCTTTACTTCTGTCGTTATAGAGATCAAACGTATTATAATATCTTTGTTTTGCATGATTATATTCTGCGATCAAAGGAAGTATTATTTCTTTCCTAATTTCCTGAGCATCAGCAATATCCTCGTCTCTTGCTCCTCTTGATTTCATAATACCTTTTACGTTGACGTACTTTAGATCAATGACATGCGTTTCGTTGTTCTTTCCTATGTATGTCAAAAAACGGTCCGAACTCTCGTCTAAAGCCCGTCTCTTGAGCTCGTAATCAATATACGAATTCTGCATGTGTGCCGAAGCAATTTGTACGAAATCCGGTGCTTCTTTTAATATCTCACTTCTATCAATTTGTTTCATTTCTACTATCGTTTACTATTTTATGCGTAAAGATATAGATAATAGTTTGATCTCGCAATAGTAAAATTCAAATTAGTACCATATATTGTTTACCAATTGTGAATCTTCATTTGTTTCTGTTTTGATTTCTTGTTGTTCCATGTGTCTTTAATTTATAGGTTCAAAATCTAATCTTTTTATTTTGCACTTTTCTCGTGCCTTTAATTTAGGAGGTTCAAGTATTCGATATCCGTCATTGTGTTCTAAACGAAATGACTTTCCTCTGATATAATAAAGGCAATTCAAACATTCGTATCGAGATTTGTTTCCTCTGCAATACAGTTTATATTTTTTATCCATCTTTCTCAACAATATTCTTTTTGTTCACTCTTAAATCAGTCATAGATGCCTCTTTATATGGATAATCTGCAACTACATTTTGTTGAACAAGTTGATCTTTGACTTCTTCATCGTTTTTAACAAGCCATATCTTTATTCTTGTACCTTCACCAAAACCACAAACACCGACAATGTGATGATATCTGTCGTTGTTCTTTAAAGTCGTTCCTTTTTTCAAATCATTTGTGTAGTAGATTTGAATCTCTTCATCGAAAATTAAAATTGTTATCATAATGTTACAGTTTTAAGTACAGTATCCAATCCAAGTAATATGTTATCTTTCTCTTCTTCTGTATCAAAATAGAAGTGTTCCCAAACATTCGAGATTTTGATCGCAATTACAAACTTCTTCGTTGACGAAGTCTTACCGAGATCTTTGTATCGTCCAATTGACGTAATTTTGATTCGTTGATCGTTAATTCTTATAAACATAAGGCAATTTATTTAAATCTTTATACCATTGATTAACTGTCTCTTGTGCTCCCATTACTTCTAGATTGCCAGTAAGTTCTTGTACTGAAAAGACTCTTATTTTAGGAGTATATACTTTACCGTTATTAATAGTTGTATTCGGTATCGAATATACTTCTAATTCAAACAAATAACCCATAACTAACGGTCCAAAGTGCGGTTCGATATTCATAGTATAAACTGACATTTTATGATCTTTATCATCTACGCCTTTATACTCGATAATAAACGTACATACAAAGTGACCTTCATTGTCATAGATCTTCGTTACTTGATTCTTGTGTATCGTTCCAATTATCTTCTGCATAAATATTGATTAGTATTCATATTTATATTTAGAAAGGCTTCTATTGAAGCTCGTTCCATCAACTCTTCCTCAGATTTAGTTCGATCATAAAAAGCGGCGTTTAGATCGATAGATGTGAAAATATATTGATTTGGAATATCAAAGTCTTTATTATAAATCCGACCAAATTCAAACATTGTATTACAAATTACGATTTGATTCTTTTTGTTTATGGCAAAATCAATATCATTGTTAATGCACTCTTGAGAAAGAAGTTTAATTAGTTGTAATATAACAATTTCAGGTCTTTCATAAGGTATCCAAACGCGATTCTTAATCTTTAAAAATGAGAAGCAATTGAGTTGAGCAATTCCAATCAACGTCCATACAAATAAAAGATTTCTTTCATCGTTTTCACAAGACTCTTTATTGAAAATTTGATGTAACTTTTCAACATCTACTTGTTGTTTTGTTGTCATAAATCTTCATTATTTAATTTCTGTATATCGTTTCTATCGATATCTGTATCGTAACCTGAACTTTTTACATCAATACATTGTGACTTATCATCGTAAGGACAATTTGTCGCATATTGACAACTTAAACATGCGTTCGATAGACTTTTATTTATGTCTTTAACTTCACTTGCCATAATTTTACTTTTTGGGTTGATTATTTGCTTTTTCAATCAATTGTAAATTTTGAGGCCAAAATGCTCTTTGCTCACCATCAATCTTCAAATGATAATATTTAGAAGATCCTTTCCCACACACACTTGCAATTGTGCTTATTTGACCTTTCAGAGCTAAATTAGAAGAGTGTAATATCTTTACTCTATCACCTACACCAAATGTTGCCATTCTTATTTTCTTTTTGAGATTATAAATTGCATTTGCGACATCCAAAGTGTTATGAACATGATCGTTAAGAAATACGGTTCTAAATAATTTTTTACGATCACTAATCCCACTGGGAATAAATTCATTAAATCAATAAATTCTTTCATATCGTTTTTATTTTAATTGTTATCTAAAGATACTACTTTGTTATCGAAGGATCAACTTTCAATTGATAATTTTTCACCAATTTGTATCCCATTTCTTTTAGGAAAACCTGCACAACCATATAGTTAATGATCTCTTTCCCATTGTGTTTATAAGATCCTATGAGATTGTTGTTATAAGACCATTTTTGAAATTTATTTGATCCAATAAACTTCCACAATAAATCATCGTATTCTTTATCTGAAAGAATCTTTGATTCTCCTTGAGGATTTGTCAACTTTACCATCACTCTAATTGTTTATGATACGAAACATCTTCTAATTGTGACATCATAAGCATTGCTTTTTTTCAGTTCTTCCCATTTTTCAAAGGTCATTTCACTTTTAGTCGCTGTTTCTTTATCATCTGAAAAAATATTATGTTTATTAACAAATGAAATTGCTAATGTATCTAGAATTTTAGCGCGTTCTTTTTTTAATTGTTTCCAATAAAAATCAAACATACTTCTAAGATCAATTTCTTGTGTCTTAGTCAGTGAAAAGTAGATTATATTCGAGTATTTATTGTGTTGATAACTAATTTCTTTTCTGTTAGTTATCTTACAATAACATTGAAAAAGAAGTCTTCTTGCTAATTTATCATTATAAGGTAATTTAAAAGAAACCCATTCCTCTTTTTCGTCAAAAAGAGTATCAATATCAATGTTATATTGAGCACATAAATCATCCAATGCTCTTTTGGCAGCTAAAACCTCGCCTCTTTCACCTCGATCAACAAGAGCTTGTAATTTTTTGACTTTGTCAATTACTTTTTCGTATTCCATATTAATCAATTATTTTAAATCCAAAAATTTAGCTACTTTATTTGCAACACCTGTAGGAGTTGAACAATTAGAAGCAGTTTCGATAGCATGATCTATACCGTCTTGCCAATAAGTAATTTGAATCGTAATTTTATTTCCAGTGAAATAATAATGCAAACAAGCGCATTTGTCTCCTTTACGAATATCGCCTTTGAAATAATTGTAACTACGTCCATCAAGTTTGCTTGTTAAAGCGTCTTTAATTTCTTTTTTGCTTGTCGGTGTAAGAATTTGTCTTGTCATAATCGTTCTTTTTTAATTGTTAATACTGTTCGTTTCTTTTGGTGTTGTAAAGATACACCTTTTATCTCAGATACCAAAAGTTTATCTCAAAATTGTGGTCTTATTAAGATTTATTAAGAAAAAGGACAACTCGTTTCACAACGAATCGTCCTTAAAATCAAAAAGTAAATTAGCATGAAATAAATTCTTTTATCTTGGTCTCTGAGATTTGAACGACACGAGACTCATTTATAATCTCCTCTTTTAATATTTTAGAGGTTATTATTCCGGCTTCAGTATTGTTCGCAGCCTCAACTAAATACGAGATCTTATTTTCTTTAACTTTATCATTCGTGTCATTTACAGTTAAGAAAATGCACTTACACAAAAACCAAAATCCCTTTTCTTTATTCGGATGAACTTCACTTACACCTATCTCTTTTATAGGTGAAATTACGTAATCGACATCAAGATTTTCGTTAGCCCATTGTGTCGCTTGAGCTTCAGCATCTGTATAATTCTCAGCTTTACACGCGATTACATCTGAAAACTTCTTCATTTTGGGATAACGAGAATCAGTATCGTTATCCCAATAAGTTATCGTTATCTCAAAGAACATCGTTACAACATTCTCTTAAAAAGTTAACATTCTTTTTTATAAGATCCATTATATTAGGATCAATTTCACGATCAAAGTAATTTGCAGGAGTCGGAACTCTTACGAATTTCTCACTGTCACTCAAATCAATACCATTCATCGCAGCGAGAATAGGATAACAACTGTCTGTCGATCTAAACCTCATACCTGTGTACGGAATGAACTCTCTCGGATCACCTTGACCTAAGAAATGTAACTGTTTGCGTAACAAATTCATACTCTTCAAACGTGACACAACTACTGATCGAGAATAAGCTATATTATCACTCTCCATAATATGCGGAATCGCCTTCTTACTCATACCAATACAAGTCACGTATCTACTCATCAAAAAGAATCTGTAGCAATCAAGCCATTCATCCCAATTCTTACCTTGAGGACAAGCAAGTAGACTTGTAAACATTAAGTTACTCTTTGCTCTTTCGATTTTCAACCACTCAACAAATTGATTAAAATTTCTCATCGTCTCATTGCGATTGTATAGAACATCTAAAGGAATGACTTCATTCGGTTGAATCTCTTTCGTCAGCTTAAACAACTCTTCGTTAGTCAACACTTCGCCTTCATCACCAACACCCGAATCCAATATTGTGAAACGACCGTCTGCAATTGCTTTTTTAGTATATTCTCGATACTCAGAACTCTTCTTATACAATTGTCCTAAGATATAAAAATTCTTATCGCCTAGTTCACTTAACTCTAAATGACTCATAGGAGGTGTTACAAATACTCTCATTCTTCAACGTTTTTTATTATAGTTAAATTATCATACTCTTCGTTTATAAGATATTCAATAAAATCATCGAAACCAATTGATTTCTCGCCACTCAAAACATCTTCGAATGATTTATCTTTATCTTTCGAAAACAATCTCTTTTCAAATCGAAGTCTTCTTTTAGATTTAGGTACAGAAAGATATATTACATGATAATCTTTTTGATCTAAACCTAATGTAACCCCTTTGAACACTTCAATCTGTCGACAACCTGTAACAATAATGTTCTCACAACCTTCAGAAATAGCTGATTTTATCAAATCGTTAAGCATCTCAACAATACTTTCATTAAGACACTTATTAAAAATTCTATCTTGTGTGTTTGTCAAATGACGAACAATATCACCTACTTCAAATATAACATGTTTTTCACCTACATTTTTCTTCTTGTCTGATAACTTTTGAGTAAAATAAGTTTTACCCGAACAACAACCGCCTACAACGAAAAGTATATTCACATTCTGTTTAGAATTACATTCACTTTGTTGTTCTTTTTCACCATCTTCAGGAACTTTTTTTACAACAGCATAGTTTTCACCATCTTCACTTACTTCCACCTCTTCGAAATCAAATTGCTTTAACACCTTCTTAGCAATCTGTTCACAAGATTGACTTCCGAAATCATATATTGCTGTACCTGCAATGATGGGTGTATTGTGTTTTATATAACTTTCAACTCTATTCTTGAGTAATATAAACTCTTCATCACGATTATCGTGATTAACCCGTTTTTTACAATTAAATTTGAAAAGATGACGGTGCGGTTGCTCAAGAAACTTAACACCATCACCGTGATTTGCTGAAGCATTTGGATAACAATGCATACCTTCGATTTCGAATTTAATCCCAACCAATGTTTTTAATTTTGTTCTCATATCAATAAGTTATGTTAAATCTTTCTTTCGCTTTCTCAGGTCCTATACCGTAAGTCTTACATAGACATCTCTTCTTATATTGACATAAATTAACAGGACCTCTATAAATCACTTTTCCATCAAATACCAATCTCATTATCTTTTCGCCGTTGATATTTTTATTTCTACTTTTACGAAAATTTTTTCGTTCTTCATCAGTCATTGATTTCGACCAACCATTTTTATGATAAATGAAATTTTTTAATGTTTCGTCCATAATCAATCTCCCGGCTCAATTATACATATCGGTATCGCTGGATATTGTAGAACTAAAGGAATACACCTCGAATCGACTTTAGTATTCTTTCTCTTTAGATCTGCCATTACTTGTGTAAATTTCTCTCTTTCTATTTTAATACACAATGGCTTAGGTCTATACTTCGAATCTTTCTGAGTCTCAATTCGTTCCATCTGCATGTGAATTTCAAGTGCTTCTTTACAAGGTAGGAATTTTTCAAGACTAGGAATCTTATTCGCACTAATTAACATTACTTTATCACCGCGTACCGTTTCATTAATGACAGGTACAAACATCTTTTCTTTTTTCATATTTTTCACTTTAATTTATATAATCATATTCATCGTCATCTTCGAGATCAAACTCTTCAAAGTCACTTTGCGTAGTAATTTCGTAATCACTCATATTCATTTGATTTTAAATTGAACAATATATTAACTCACGTTTTGCTCTTGTAATTGCTACGAACTTGAGACAATATTCACTATACAGAGCTTCTTGTGTTCTGACCTTATCACTAGGGATCAAACCAGGATTTAAAAAGAATACTCTATCACTTTCAAGACCCTTTGACTTATGTATTGTACTTAATACAATACCTTCAACATCTTCTGTGTAAATCCTTTTAATATTTTCCTCCATTATAGAAATATTGTTCCATATACTTGATAATCTATCTATAATGGAACATTTCTCAACAAGATTTTCATAAGATGGTTGTTGAATTGCTGATGCGCGACTCATACCTTTATCCATCAATTCTTGTATCTTCTGTTTTTTAAGAATTTCAAGATCTTGAAAATTAGTGATCTTATCTAAAATCGCACACAGTGCATTGCCGAAGTCTTTATCTTTAATTGTAGCCTTTTTGCTGTTTTGCAAAAGATTTATAAATGCCTCTACAAGTGGTAAATTATTTCTACATAAAACAAAATCACCTGAATTAGCCTCTTTTAATTCACCTAATCTTACACAACCTTGAATTGCATTCTCTGAAGCTTCGATACCATTTGAAAAAACAGTTTTAGCTTCATCTACAATTGACTTAGCGCATCTATATGTTATATCAAGAGGCAATGTCACTGTATTAGCAAGATTTTGTAAAAGTTTAAAATTTGATACACTCGCGCCCTGAAATGTGTAGATATTTTGCCTTGGATCGCCAACAGCTATAAATCTGCCTCCAATAGGTTTGATATATCTTAATAGAAGTTCTCTCTGAATTGTATTCATATCTTGAACTTCATCAGCAACAACAAGATCGTATTTAGGAAAATCATCTTCGTCAACGAGAATGTATGGAAGATATAACATATCTGTAAAATCCATCTCAAAATCACGATTACTATTGATCTTACGAGTTCGCTTTATCCATTCCTGCTCAATATCTACGATATCTTGAACCATTCGATCACGAAATTCAATATCCTTATCAATGCATATATTGTTTATATCATTTTGATAATCAACGAGTAAATTCATACGAATAGCATTCCATATATCTTGTAATTCAAATAGATATCTCAATTGCTGCTTTTCAGGTACATCTTCTAAATTCAATATCTGTCGTCCTATTTTAAAACATTTATTTTCACTTAATTTTAATTTGAAATTAAAATTGCGAAGTAGTACCTTGAGCCCTTTAGAATGAAATGTACTTACTTCAACTCTTTCAGGTAATCTAGTTTTCAGTTCTTCAGCAATGCTCTTATTAAACGCTGAGAAGAAACACTTCTTATAAGGCGCAGTTCTTCGACAACACTCTACAATTGTAGTTGTTTTTCCAGACCCCGCTGTAGCCTCTATTACTATATTTTGATTTGTTTTTGCGTACGTATCAAAAACTGCATTTTGACGATCACTCCAATTTTTCATTTCAAATGATTTTCGTTACTAACTAAAGAAATTATTTGTTGAGAGTATTTAAAAATCTCTACATAATCCTTTTGTCTTTTCAAAGCAATCTTTTTCTTTAAAACACTCATTATATCGGCATAACGAATATCATCTTGACATAAGAATCTATTGTAATCAAATTCCTTAACAACCCAAACGTCAAACACAACTTGATTAAAACAAAATCTAAAATGATTCTCTATTGTAGGATAACGACAACTATCATCGTGACCTTGATATGTCGAATTTAGGAGTTTCAACATCTTAATTATATTAGGATCATCAGTTCTCAGTTCTAAATCAATATCATTCGGTTGACAATTAAATCCGTGTTTAAAAAGAGCTAAACTTCCACCAACAATAAAGTCTCTTCCAATTTCTTTTTCAAACTTTTTTAATGCATCAATCATTATTGACACATCAATTGCAATTTCAAAATCTTTCATTCTGCTTCAATTTTATCTAGTTCGTATTCAGTAAAATTCTTATAATTAGCTAATATATCAGCTACTGCATTACCATAAACAATTGGATCGTTTATATTCTTTTTATGACCTGGATGCCATATTAATCTTAATCTAAGTTTCTTACGATCTTTGAGTTCCTTCAATATAGCTTTCCATAGATCAACATTCATACATCCTTTCCAATCATTATCAACCCATTCTTTAATGTTTTTAACAAGACCATCGACAACATATTGACTATCACTATAAACCGTAGCACTTATAGGAATATCTTTTCTTAGAGATTGAATTGCTGTCAATAATGCTCTCATTTCACATCTACCAATTGTAGTTTTCTTATAACCTTTTGAAATGAAAGTTTCTTCACCGTCACAAATCATATAGACGCCAATTCCTCCCTTTTTGATTTTCCAATAACAGCTTCCGTCTGTAAAAATTGTTATCTCTTTTCTTTCCATGCCTAAAGATACTACTTTGTTATCGATAAATCAAGACTTCGTGTTCTTATTCTTTGACTTTAACCTCTTAATTAAGGCCCAATCTGTCGATTCGTCATTATTAGAAACTGTATCGTGACCTTTAATTACTGCATTCGTTATCACAGTCTTTTCATCAATAACTTCTTTTAAATCTGCATCAATAGTTTCGCTCGATAATATATAATATATATTCATCTCCTGTTTTTGACCCATTCTATCTATACGAGCTTTAGCTTGATCAAGATCTGAAGGTCTAGGAGGCAATTCTAAAAACAACATATTACTACAATGTTCTTGTAATCCATCTACACCTGTAGAAAGTGTTGCAATATTAGCAAAAACAAACTGTTTATCTCTTTTAAATTCTTCAACTCTCCTCATCTTCTCATCTGTTGTTTGTTCACCGATCACCAATACACTATCTTTTGCAAATTCTTTTTGCAATTGTTTTAGAGGCTCGGTTCTTACACCAAAAACGATTAATTTTTCATCTTCTGCAATCTCTTTCCATTCTTTTAAAAATGCGGTAATGAATTTCATCTTACCTTTAATGGATAGATCTTTCAAATTCGCTAATTTAACTAAATGTTCAGCTCGTCTCGCTCTCTCTGCAGCCTCAAGGTCTATATCTTCAAGATACTCAATGAAATTTTCTTCGGCTTTTTGATACTCTTTCTTATTCGTTATCTCGCATTCGATTGTTTGTTCTATAACATTAGGAAGCTCTTTCAAAACATCGTTTCTTTCTTTTCGATAGTAACAGTAATGTTTCAATATATTGTGTAACTCTAATGTGTATGTAGCTCCTGAGCAATCTAATCCAAATCTCGTTATTTTTGCATTACAATATCTATTTAAAAAATATTTCATATTCGGAAATATTTCGTCAAATCGTCCTAATATCCTTAGAATATTTATAAGCTCTTGAGGTCTGTTCTGAATAATCGTTCCGCTCAATGCAAAGACTTTATGTGCTTTTTTCACAATTTTTTCAACAGCCTTCGACCTCATTGTTTTGGGATTTTTACATAAGTGTATCTCATCAAGAATAACACATCCCCATTTTTTAGACAAACTTCTGCTATACCTTAATTTTAACTCTTCGCCCCTTTTTGTTTTTTTAAACAAGTAATCGTAGTTTATAATAGTAACGTCTACTTTCCAATCTAAATCATCACCATCTTTAGAGTCTATAATATGTATTGTCCTATTAGGATTACACCTTTTCCATTCTCTCTCCCAAGATGTCTTGACTGTAGATGGACATATAACTAAACACGGGAAAAGATCAAGTAATTCAACTGTTGCAATTGATTGGCGTGACTTACCTAATCCCATAGAGCAACCGTTGATACAATTATCGTGATTTATCATATAAGTTACTCCCTCAATTTGATAATCTCTCAAATTAAGAGGTAACCTAAGAAAGTCAATTAATTGTTTCACTTCACTTTCTTCAACATAATTGTGTATAGGATTTAATTTGATTTCTTGAGGCCGATAAATTCGTTTATTTTCAAAATTATTTTCCTCAAGAAATCCCTTTAATCTAGACGATATCTCTAAATTAAGTTGTAAATACCATTCTTTAGTTGCGTTATTATATTTAGCTTTGAATCTCTTCATAGCTTCAACTAAATGCGGTCTATAATCAAAACCTATATATATCCAATCTTTTTCTCTATAGTAATATCTCATCACATCAATTTTTATATAAAGCAAAGTGGATCTTATTTCACAACAAAATCCACTTCAATACTCAATTTATAAATTTAAAGCAAAATGTTAAAGTCAGCAGAGGAATTTCTCTTTGAACTCCGTGGCTGTAAAGATCGGAATTCCTAGACTTTCTGCCTTCAATTCCTTTGTCGAATTGCTTCCCTTTTCTTTTACCACCACGCACGTTGTTTTCTTACTCACCGAAGATCCTATCTTATGACCCATTTCAGTAAGTTTTCTCTCCCAATCTTTATTTCTGAATCCGGTAAAAACAATTGTCATCTGACCGTCAAACGATTTCTCTTCAAGACCGTAATATGTAATAGGAATTGTAAATAAATCTGATGTCCATGATGTCCACCAATCTATAATCCCCATAACGAAAGCGTAAGCTGTATTAAAACCTACTCCCTCTACACATCCTTCAATCTCAGATGCCCAATTCTCATTACACTCCTTGGCAAAAGAAGATATGTCTTCGTAAGTATATAGTTTCAATCCATTGAGAATCTTTTGACACGTTTTCTCAGCTATAACTCCTTTAAAAAAATTATAAGCTGTCATCATTTTTGCAAAATTAGTACCTTTCTTTCTCAGCTCTTCAAATTGTTTCGAAAGTACTTTTGCCGCAACATTACCAAGACCTTCAATGTTTTTAAGTTCATTTTCATCCAATCTGATAATTGATGTAGGATCTTTATATCCTGCATTAAAAATCTTCTTGATAGTCGGTTCACGAAACTCTTTAAAGTCAAGTATGGAGAAAAAATAAACGCATCTAGATAATAATACGCCTTCACATTGTGAATTCGTACACATCAAGTCTACATTATTCGAATCCCACACTAATTCTTTACCACATATTGGACAAACTGTAGGAGTCTTTGAATATGTATTTGTATACGAAACTGTTTTAAGATGTTTTGGAATAACGTCTCCTGAACGACATATCACTACTCTTGCTCCCGGAACAATATTGTTCTCAACGATATAACGAGCATTATATGCAGTACATTTTGATACAGTCGCGCCACACAATTCAATCGGTTCAATCTCAACAACAGGAGCTAATCTTCCGTCCTTAGAAATTTGCCAACGAACCTCTTTTACAACAGTTTCTTCTCTTTCTGACCATTCAGGATTTTTATAAGCAATAGCGTATCTAGGATTATTATTCGCAAGTCGTCCTAATTCTCTTCTTTTCTTTGCATTGTTTACATCAATCACAAGACCGTCACATTTATAACCTTTTGTCAATTTTTCAAACAAACTATTCATAAGATTGACAAAACCGTCTTCGTCTTCAAGTGATTTTACTGTAATTGTTGAGAAATTAACTCTACTTTGTTCGCAACTACATTCATTTAAAATTTCGAGTTGCTTCTTCTTATCCCAATCCTCATTGTCACATCCGTATCTTACATAATTAACATATTTTACAAACTCACTAACGTTCGGTGAATTGAGAAGACCTGCAACAGCATTTCTCGCAGATTTATATCCTGCTTCATCTTTGATTTTCAAAAAATCTGCTGTTTTAAAAATCGCTTCACCGAATGAGAAAATCGGAAGTTCGTTGTCAAGAGATTGTGTATAAATTGCACTGTTTATACATTTTTCAAAGTGTTCAGTACAATTTTGTCCAAACTCTCCATCACCACGAGTCCAAGCGTTTCCAACTGTCTCTAATACACACAATGAAATCCCGTCATATTTAGATGTAACAATCAATTCATCTGTAGATTTTAAATCAATAGATTTGATCCATCTCAAAATCTCTTCGTGCGACTTCACCTTCTCAAGCGAGAACATAGGAATCGGAAGTTTCTCCTTTCTATCTTCAGACACTTTGTCTTGTACACCTTTCTTAAACCATTCAGAATCCGGATTTAATTCTTGTAATTGTTCAACAAGTTGATCAAATTCTCGATCTGTTACTAATGGATTACCTTTTCGATACGCATCATTATATCTACGTATCAAACATTCTAATTCTAAAACTTCTTTATCCATATCATTTCATTATTTGAGACAATTCTGCTCGTAAAGATTCAGTACTATCGCATTTAGTAATCTCTTTCTCACTCAAATCCATTAGGATAGAGTATGCTTCAGGAAATTGATCTTTCAATTGTTTTGTTGTATTGATATGTTCGAGAACGCATCTCGTTTTGTTTTTGAGTTGATTTTCTTTACTTAACAAAGATTCTACGTTTTTCTTGAACTCCTCTGTTAAAGGTAATTTATTCAACAATTCATAGATTTGATCTTCATTTTCAAAATAACCAGGAAAATATTCACTAACAGGAATTCTAAGATATATCCACGGTCTCTCTGTAAACAACGAAATGTATTCTAAATAATTTTGCTTTTTAGCTATTCTTGGATATTTTTCACAAAACTTTCTCACTTCATCAGGAATCTCACCTGCAAGATATACATCAACAACAAGACTTCCGTACTCTTCTAACAACTTTTGAATTTTTTCTTTGATAGGATTTGTGATGTTCTTTACGATAAAATCGCGATCTGAATTTGTTAATTTTTGACTTGCCATAATTGTATAATATTAATAAACATTTTCTTTATTTGAAATCATCCATATATAATTCTCATGTCCAAACTTGAAATCCTTTTTCGGTCTACTTTGAATACGATCTTCAAGAGTTACAGGATTTAATTCTGCCATTTGAAATGGTAAATGAATTGAAAAATCTGTAATATCTTGAGCTCCTCGAACTTCGTTGAAGAAAACATCTCTCACTTTAGGTGAGAAGCTCTCTACAATATAAGCTCTCAAGTCTCCAAAAAAATCTACAACAATTACTTGCTTCTGTGTTGTAGCAACAAGTGTCCATAGATTATCTAATGCTTTTTGACTTATTTCCATCTCTTTTATTTTTGTTGTAAAGATACTATTTTATTATGTCAATTGCAACTTAATCGAGACCAAAAAATTGTTTAGTTGCTTGTTCTCGCTTATGTTTGATGACCTCTGAAATATTTTCCTTTTTTAAATTATCTCGATAACGCTTTTTAAGCATACTTGCTTTATCTTCATTGCTCTTTGAATTAAACGAAGTAAAACTAACATTTATACCATTTCCTTTTCGCAATTCTTCTCTATAAGACATCTCTTTTCCACATATAGGACATCTTGGTATATTAGAGAGAACTGTTTCACCATTCTCATACTTGAATTCTGCTTTAACTAGAATATCTTCTTTAGCATGATTTGAACATGCTTCGTTATTACACCATACGTATATCATATCTTATAAATTTTTTCTACGACCATATTCTGCAATTAACAACGAATCTGCAAAATTATCGTCTTCATTTTTACATCTTTCTGTTCTTCTTAAATCTACAGTTGGAAATAACTTGTGACAAGCCATAAAACTCATTACCTTTTTATCGTCATTCTTAGCAATACCTTGGTGCATCACCTTTTGCCATGTTTTAGGTGCAACCTTTGTATATGGTAATCCTAATGTTGATAAAGTACCTTCTATCACTCCTACGATCCAACCGAAATTAAAATTTGATTTCGCAGATGAACCAAAAATCGAATGTACGTCCTCGAGTACAACATGACACCTTCCTTCGTAAATGCTCAAGTCGAATAAGTTTTGACTTATTTCAACAACGTCAACGACTTTTGAATTTTTCAATAAAGGGAAAGATTTAATCACTTTCCCATCTACGTTTACAATCGATACAAATCCTTTTTGACCAGGATCGATCCCTATATACACTTTCATTCTTCTAGTCTACTTATTCCGTTTTCTTTTATAATTCGAATTTGACTTATCTCTTCATTAATTTTAGGTACATGCGTAACAATTATAGACGATTGTTTCAAAAATTTAATTGAAGAGATGATGTTTTCAATTCCCAACGAGTCAGCACTCTCAAGTATTTCGTCAACTAACAAAAATTGCATTCCACCATATTGCTTCGTCGCATTGATCATTTGTTGGATTGCTAATATTAATGCAATTTCTGTTCTCGCCTGTTCTCCTCCTGAGTAATAGAAAAAAGATTCCATCTCATCGCGAAATACATAAGGAGTTATTTCTTCTTTAACTTTTCCTTTTGCATCAACTTTAAAACCTTCAATCATCAATCTAAGATCACTTCCCATTGATTTAAGTATCTCGTTAGCACGAGATTGGATATTTTTTAATTGCTCCATAGCGAGATACATTTTAAAATCTTTAAATCGTTGTGTCCACCTTTGAATTTTAAAGATTTCATCATTTTTGTTTGTAATCTTCTTACATTGATCGTCAATAAGATGTTCGGTTTCTTTGATGGTATTTTCAATCTCATCAGTACTTTTCTTTACCACCTTAGTGTTTTTCAAGTCCTTAATATAAGTCAATTTCAAAGAAATTAAATTCTCACCATTTTCAATCTCATTTTGCAGTGTCTTTACAAAATTTTCTTTTGATTTTATCTGTTGATTTAAACTTCCTATATTGTGTTCGAGTTCAAGGATCTTCTTTTTCAAACTTCTCTGTTGATTTGCAACTTCATCAAATTCTTTATCAGTCTGAGATTTCAAAGACATATATTCATCTAAAACAGAATCAAGCTCTTCAATTGATTTTTCTGCAATCTTCTTTTCTTCAGACTCTTTATTTAACTCAATTTCAGCAACTTCCTTTTGTTTTTTAATCTCTTGAACCGTCTTGTCTGTTTTAAGAAAAAATTCGTGTTGACAATTAGGACAAACTATAATTCCCGAAAGTAAAACTTCTATTTTATTAAGAGTTCTCTTAATATCAATAATTCTATTTTGAATAGCATTTAGAGAGTTCTCTTTAGTCCGCTTTTCTTGTCTACATACATCTACATCTTCGTCAATTTCTTTGTAAATTGTATCAAAATTAGAAGTATCTATGTTCGAGAGCTCCTCTGAAACCTTTGTACGTAAATTTTCCAATTCATTTAAAGAGTGCTTTAAACCTAAAGCAGATTGTTGCTCTTTTGAAATACGAAGTTCGTTTGATTCAATAGCCTTTTTAACATCTTCAATATAATCTTCAGCTTTTTTGATTTCTTGAAGCTGCTCCTCTTCAGGATTACTATCAAGAATTTCTTGAAGCTGTTCCTGATATACTGAAAGTTTCCCTTCATAAGACGCTTTTGATCGATCCAATACCTGTTTTTCTTCGTTTAAAACCAAAACCTTATCATCTATAATGGATTTTGTTTTATCTAACATAGAGAAGTTTATAAACCGACTTATTAAAGCTAACTTTTCTGTGTTAGATGATCTAAAAAACGAATTATAATTACCTTTTGAGACAATATAATATGACTTTGCATCTTCAGCCGAGATCTCAACCCAATTAGCAATATATCTGTTACCATCGAGAACTGTTGCAAATTGAACTTTCTCAATCTCATCATTTTCACTAATCAAATATATCGCTAATACAGAAGATCCTTTTGTTCTTAATTCTCTTTCAATTTTTAGAGTCTGTCTACGAATTGGACAATAAATAAACACACAGATGTATGCCGTATCAAATCCCTTACGTATCAACTTCTTATCTTGTTTGTCACGAAGATTTACTCCATAAATTCCATAGAACAATCCTTGTTCTAAAAACGATTTACCTGATCCATTTGACAATTGATCATCTTGAGTACGATTTTCACCAATGACAGCGATCGCCTCTTGTCGAAAATCGTAATCAATAGATTCAAATGGACCGAAATTTTTCAATACTATTCTTGTTGGGTACATAACTCTTTCTTTACGGTTTCATATATTTCATTAAATAACTCTTGATCCTCAATAAGCGATTCGCGAACAGAATCCATACCTTGACCTAATTTATAATCGTCTCCATAATAAAACCACGAACCTCTTTTTTGACAGATACCTAATTTTACAGCTAACTCAACTGCTTCTTGAATTGTATCGAATCCTATTCCGAAACGCAACATCACTTCACAGTTTCTAAATGGAGGAGCTATTTTATTTTTAACAACTTTGATTTTTGTTTTATTTGCAACAGCAATGTCACCATCTTTATCCGTTCCGATTCGAGCAAATTCAACTCTTTGCGTTGAATAGAATTTCAATGCCTTGCCTCCAGGTGTCATTGTTGTCGCTCCTCCAAAACCAAAACCTCCACCAACCTTATCTCTTAATTGGTTAATACAGAATAGTATATTATTGTTCTTTTTACATACATTTTTCAAGATACTTAATTGAGCTGACAATAGTCGAGCAACAAGTGCTACCTTTGCATCACCACTTTCTCCTTGTAAAGTTGCTTGTGGTACAAGACCTGCAACAGAATCAAGAACAACTAAACCTATTTCAGGACACATTAACATTTCGCGAATAATTTCCATAGCTTCTTCTGCTGAGTTTGGCTGCGATAAAATCCAATTATCATTAGAAATATCTACACCAAGTTTTCTCGCATAATCCAAATCTAATGCCTGTTCAACATCAACATATCCTACAGCTTTCTTCTGTGTTTTTTGTACAGATGCACAAAGATGTAATGCACACGTACTCTTTCCACTACTTTCATTTCCAAAACACTCGTGAATTCGGCCTAAAGCCCATCCTCCACCAAGAACATTATCTAATGCTAGGGATCCTGATGATACAGTCTCAACCTCTACATTAGTTCCTACAATCGCCTCTTTTCCGAATCTCTTTTCAATTCTACCGAATAAATCGTCCAATCTGCCCATTATAATACTTGCTTTAAAATGTTATAACCTTCTTCGTAATTGTAATCGTTTTCTTTACACCAATCTTTAAATTTAACAGCAATATCACTATTAGAAAGAGCTTTCACTTCTTCAGCGACCTCAATTTCTGCAACTTCGAGTTCCTTTGCTTTCAATTTAACATCAATACCAAGTTCTTGATAAACCTTCTTATCGATTGATTTTAATTGATCTTGACTACCAACTATTTCGACACGAACATAATCATCGGGATTATTTTCTTTCAGCGCTTTAATAACCTTATCTACTTGTTTGAAAGTCATTTCATCTAAGTTCACGACCTCCTTTTTATATCTCTTACCATCAGAAGGTATTAAGCTATACGAAAGATCTTCGTATAATATCCAAAATCCTTTTCTATCGTCTTCACCAAAATTATTTTGAGCAATAGATCCCAAATGAATAACGTTTTTAGTCAACTCTTGATGATCGTGGTAATGACCGAGAAATACTTTACCCCAACCTTTAAATAGAGAAGGCTTAATTTCACTTTCTACTTCAGAACCATCATTATTTCTACTCCCTTGCATTGCAATGTGAGAAAACAGTACGCTATGACCTGGCCTTTCAATTGATTGATTAGAGATTTCATCTAACCATATTTCATTATCAAAAAACGGTAAAAAATAACAGTGTACACCATTTACTTCACGAAAATCAAACATATCGATAAGATCAAAATTCGGATGATATTTATATACATCGAGAAAAGATTTTTCGCTATCGTAACTTGTTTTATCGTGATTACCTGGAATACAGATTATTTTTTGTCCTTCTTCTTCATACATCTCAATTATTTCAGTCAAAGCGTCGAGCGTTTCTTGTCTTTGACTAATACGCGAATCAAATATATCGCCGAGCCATATATGAGTATCGATACCCATATCTTTAGCTATCCATATCTCTTGACGAGTCAATTCTTTAATGTCTTCAAGGTTAGAAGGTTTAAGATGCCAATCGGTACTCATTACCGCTATAGGTTTTATTTCTGCCATAAATTATAAGTTAAAGTTGCTCCTACAAATAAATCGATTTTTTTAGAAAACATTCCGTAACCAACACCAATAGAAGGTCCAATAGAAAATCTAGGTTTTTTCTGTCTTTCATTCCAGGTGATTACGTTTTCAATCTTTCCAGGAAGATACGAATTTATTTCCAAACGATTATTATCACCAACTTGTTGACGGGTTATAGTAAATTCATTTGTAAGATTGAATATAAGTTTATATTTCCACAAATGAGAAGACCATATTTTAAGATCATATCCTATTGTATCGGTTTGAATGTTAAAATGATAGAGAGAGTCTTTTTCAATTTGTTTGTCAATAACTTCTTCCTTACCTTCGTATTTATATTTATATTCAAATCGAATCGCTTCAACCAAAGCCTCCTTATCTTTCAGTTGCTTATAAAGCTCCTCATTCTTCTTTTTCAATTCAGAAAATTTAGACGAAGGATATAATTTGGTATATCGATTCAAAGAATCTGTATAAAATTCAATCTCATTTTGCAATGCTTTAATATCTCGATCCTTTTTGTTCGATCTGATATTAAAAAACAACAAACCAACGAATAATCCGACTATCAAAATAATAAAAATCCACTTATCTTTCATATAAATCGAATTTATGGGGAAGAAATTTCTTCCCCATGATTTTATCACTTCTTACCTCTCTCAGCACGCAATCTTGCTAATTTATCTTTAACAGATTCAGAAACAGCTCTAGATGCCTTTGTTGCTGCTTTTTCTACAGGCGACTCATCTGCAGCGGCGGCTTCTTGTGAATCACCCTCATCAAAAGGGAGGTCTTCAACAACTTTTTCTTTATAGTCGTCAAACGGAAGCATCATTCCTTGTTTCATCAAATCGTACCACTTACGCATTTCTACGATAGGTAGATCAGGTAATACTTCAGTTCCTTCGTATTCTGTTTCAATGTATTGTTTCAACTCTGCCTTCATTTTGATCAATGGAGGATAACCTGAAGTTGTTGATTTTGAAGCTGTTTGTGTTGGCTTTGCAGAAGGTTCGCGTTTGACAGAAACTCTAACTTCGTCCTCTTGCTCATCTTCTTCATCATCATTAGAAGAAACTGTAGTTTTCTTAACGTCTTCAACTTCCGGAACAAGTGCTTCCAATTGTTCCAAACGATCTAAAAATTCATCGTTTTCAAAAATATCAAAACCATACTTTTCATCAATTCTTTTGAGACCTTCAAGCTGCATATCCCAATCCTTGCGCGAAAAGACGTCTACATATTGATCTTCTAATGAAGGTAATTGATCTAATGCTTCAAGAACTGAATCAGGCACTCTATTAGATTCGAAAAACTCATCCCAAGTCTCACCTACTTCAGGCAAACCACAAGAAAGATCATAAACATTTTTCTTCTTTTCATCCTTGTAATAATTGATAATCAACGGATACCCTGTTTCGTGATCAGAAAATACGTCCAAACTCACTTCCTTCTTTGATCTCTCAATAGAAATCGACTTCATGGCTTTCCACCATTGAGGACGAATATCCATGCGGTGAATTTCCTTGTCATATAAAACATAAGCTACATAATTCAATGTAGGAGCTATTCCCCATACCCATTCACCGTTTGTTTTACGAAATCCAGTAATGGGAGCTCTAAATTTCTTACGTTCATCAGAATCCTGGATTTCTGCAGCCATTTTATCAACGTATTCAATATATATCGCAACAGCATCTTGACCTTGCATTCGATCGCTGTGTACGTCTGATGTAAAGACGTCTTTCATACGAATCTCTTTTTTACTGGTATCTTTACCATCTTTATCAAAAACATTACATTCGATAGGTAATTTTGCGCACTTACGAGGAACATACGGTCTTTGAGTTTCAGAAGGCAAAATTCGAATCTCATAACGACCTTCTTTTGCGAGGGATAAAAAACTTGCTCGACCACCTTGTTTTCCGAACTGACTCATTGTTTCCTGAGCTTTATTCAAGTTTTCATCTACTTCTTCAATCTTAGCTTTTTTAAATTTCGAACGATCAAACATAATCAATAAATTTTAAATTAATATTTCTTGTTTTAAAAATTCAACTAATTCTTCGATATTATCAGATACAATATTTTAATTGTTTAATTATCGTTTCTTTAAATCTTTAACTATTTTGTTTACTACTTCGTTACTGATTTCTTTATACTGATTAATATACTCTTGAAATGTTTTAAAATCTTCCTCTTTTTCAAAAATTTCAAAGTCTGCAATCTTTTTAGAAAGATGTTCAAGCGAAAGACCATAAGCAATTGCAGTTTCAACTCTCACATTCTCCTTTCCTCCTCGATTGCCGTAAGAGACTTTAATCAAATCCCAATTAAAGGGTGCATGTAAACATTGTTCTATGAAAAATGTTTCAGTTAATTTTATCCTCATTGTTTCGGTTTATGTATTATAAATGAATTAATTTTGCCTTCAACCAATTCTTGAAAAAATTCCTTTGGTACAACTTTAGGAAGTAAATTATTCAACTTTTGATCTTTACTTCTGATTGCCCAAAATAAAGAATCAAGTTTATCTCTCTTAGATTCAAGTTCAATTTGATCAAGTACTGCTTTTTGATACTCCTCATTCAAAAGAATGATTTCATCAAGACCTTTTTCTGTCAACTTTACAGCTTCACCATCAACAGAAACTTGTCCATGATTTTTCAGAGCTTCTCTACGATACTTTTTCTTTAATTGAGATACAAAAACATCGCAATAAAGTTTAGCCTCTTTAGCTTTTCGCTCATACTCAGCTTTCCACATTCCAACCTTATTTAGTAAAGCTGAAATCGTTACAGCTTCACCATATAAGTTTGAATAGTTAATCGTTGTTACTTCATCTAATTCAATATCTTCATCTGTATCAGGTGAATGTAAAACGATTGTTTTATCTCCTTCTTCTACTATGATATTCATATCTATCTTTGTTTTACATAGGTAAAATTACTGTTTATTTTAGTTTAATCCAACAAACTTTTCTTAAATGAGTCATTGTTTGTTTTGAATTTTTCATCAACTTAAAACAGTAAATGACGTATTCAAATTTGTTTGTAGAACATATTCTTGTCTCCACTTATCAAATTGAATATATCCGTCTACCAATAGAAGATTGTTTTTACTTTCTCTCAAAAAGTCAGCATATTCAGCGAACAAATCAGGGAAAACAATTACATTTATAAATTCGTAATTACTTTCTAAAACTATTGTTGCGAACAATCCTTTCTTCGATTTACGCTCAATAATATCAATAACAAAACCTCCGATAATCGCACACTTAGAGCGATCGTTGCCATCCCAATACTTCAACTCACTTACATCAAAATATTCTGCATCTGAAAATGCATCATCTGAATGATATTCCTCGATTAGACGTTTGTAATCAAAAGATGCAAATCCGGATAATTTCTTCTGTTGTAACGTCCACCACCAATCGTTTTTCTCCTTTCTTGCTTTTATAATGTTAGTTAAAAGATCCTTATCTTCAAGAATTTTTACTCTCTTGTTCTCACGATAAGACTCTATTAATCTCAATCGTTCATGTGGTGCAGTGATATTTTCAAGTTTATCAAACGCTCCACTATAAATAAGGTTTTCAATAACCGACTTATTGACAGGAGAACCTTTTACAACACAACGATCAATGAATTCATCTAACGAGAAAAATTCACCATGTTTTTCCCGTTCATTATGAATAAACTCCTGAGCTTTATCTCCACATTGTTTTACTGAATTCAAAGCCCAATACATACTACTTGTTTTGACATCAGAAACAATGTTTATATCACTTTTATTTATATCAACAGATTTAATTGTAATATTACCTAACTTCTGAATTTCATTGATGTAAAACGGATAATCCTCAATCTTCGCATGTGAGAATGTTACAGACCAAAACTCAATGGGATAATGAGCTTTCAGCCAAATGCAGTTATATCCATTTCTCGAGTACGCAATTGCATGACTAAAATTAAAAGCATACTTACCAAACTCCTCCATCTGTTTCCAAAGATCTTGAGCATACTTTTCTTCAACTCCAAAACGCTCAACATAACCTTTTACAAATTTATCGCCAAATGCTTTTAGTTTAGCCATAATTTTCTTACCCATAGCCTTTCTCACCGAATCTGTTGTTTCTAGGTCAAATCCTGCCAAATGCTGACATAATCTCATTATATCCTCCTGAGTAATCAATAATCCTAAATGTGGACGAAGAATATCTTCTGCTCCTATAGGATATTCGATTTCACTTTCACCTCTCTTTCTTAGAATGTATTCATTGTGATAATTATTTTCAATTGGACCAGGACGATATAATGCTGCACATAATCCCATTTCATCAAGACTGTGTGGTTTCATCTGTACACAATATGAAGAAAGTCCCTTTGCACCAAAATGAAAAACATCACCTAAATAACCTTTTTCAATATACTCAAAAACAATTGGATCGTCTAGAGGAACATCATTATAAAGATCTAATTTGATACCACGGTTTTTCTCAATTAATTTTAAAATATCAGCTAATTTATCGAGCTGAGCAATTCCTAAAATATCTTCTTTCAAAAAACCAGCTTCTTCAATTTCTGCACCTTCCCACTCTGTCACTACCAATCCATTAGACTCTCTAACTGGCAACCACTGTGCTGACGACTTCTCATCAGGATACACAACTGTACCACATGCATGAATCGAGGCTGATTTAGGAGAATTCAAACAAACCATAACATCATTGATTAATTCTGTATGGTTTTTGACAAACTCTCTTAACTCCGTATCACTGCAGATAACTCTGAAAAAATCTTCAATACTTTTCATACCCTCCTCGTCTCTCAATTTAGAAGTAATTCTTCTAACTGTTCCTATCGAAATACCTTCACAACGAGCAAGATCTGTAATTGCAGCTTTTAATTGCATTGTCGTATATGTTCCAAGTGACGTCACTTGCGTTATACCAAATCTTTTTTCCATATACTCTTTAACTCGAGGGCGTTGTTGGCCCTCAAAGTCTGTATCAATATCAGGCATCGATCCGAGTTGTCTTATTTCTCGAACTTCTTTTTTAAGACTTTTAATCGTTATCATAATCTAATAACATATCTCCTTCTTTTAATTCACCTGCTTTAACTATCATCTTTTCTTCGTTTCTAAAGATACGAACAAAACTTGTACAAGGTATAGTAATAGGTGATGAACTTTCTTCGTTAATGATAACCTCTTCAATCTTATCGTGACGTATCAAACGACCTGTTGTTAAGAATCTTTCAAATAGTAGATCGTAATCAAGAGGATTAATGTAATTCAATCCTAGTAAATACGAAATCAAACATCCACAAGCTGAACCACGACCAGACCCAATTAGAATGTCTTCTTTCTTACACCACTTTACAATGTCTCTAAGCATTAAAAAGTAATCAACTACTTCACCATCTTCAATTACCTTCATTTCTTTTTCAAGTCTCTCAACAACTTCTTCTTCAGAGTAATTCTCAAGTATCTCAGGATGTTCTTCAAGTCCTTTGATTATAAGATCTTCGAACATAGCAACATTGTCTTCGTATTGCAAAGCCTCTTCATCAGTCATATAGTATACAGGCATATGTCTGTTCTGAGTCTCTATTACAAAATTACATTCAAAAGAAATCTCTTTCAAATTTTGAACAGCCCTTTCAAATGTGTCAAAAAATGCTTCATCGTCTCCAAATAACTTACTGAGTTCTTCAAAGTATTCTTGATAGTTCTTCATGTATTGATTATCGCTTTCATAAGTAACAACCTTCGCTAAAGTGTTCATCTTTCTTTTGATAGGAGACCATTCTTTTTCAACATAATACGCATCACACATTGCAACCGGATTCATTTTACTGTCAAAAAACTTTTTCAAATTTTTCAAGTAAAATTCATCACGATCATCTTTTTCGTATTCAACTGTATCTAATTGATAAAATGAAATAATTTTCTTGAGTTCTCTTGGAATCTTTGTATAATCAATCGTTTTAGGATCCCATATAAAAATCAAACCATCTTCACTCTCAAGAATATCTTTTTCTGTTACATATTCTGTATTAGTCTTGTTCATCAATTCATTTAGATGTAGCAAATTCTCCCAGCCTTTTTGATCTTTAACAAATGCCTTGATTGTATAACGAATATCATTTACTTCGTCAGAAACCTTAATTTCCAAACCTTGAATAGCTCGTATTCCGTTTTTCTGACATGCAATCTGAAATTTCATTGCTGCAGCAAGTGTACCTTTTTCACACAAACCTAAACTAGTAATACCTAAAAATTTAGCTTTCTTACACCACTGATCATATAAACACATTCCATTCATTAATTCGAATGGTCCGTGAATACCAAGATATGTATCTATATAAAGACTTTCGTCTACCAATTTAGCTCTACCAATCCATTTTACAGGTTGTAGCTTTACAGACTCTTCTTTACCTTTTTCTAAAGCATACCAAACAGATCCAAAGCAAAAAATATAGTAATCATATTCAGTTCTATCACACGCCCAATTAAAGTGTTCATCGAAATAAACACCTCTTTCATTTTTATCCCACTTAAATGGTTCGAAGAGTTGATAAACCTTATTATTTATATCAATTAAAAATTCATCTTCGTCTTCTAAAACTTTATATTCAATAAAATTGTCCTCTAAATATTGTAGAAGTTCAGCAAACAATTCTCTCATATCATTTCTTTTAAAGAAAAGGGAGTTGAGCAAACTCATATCACTCAACTCCCTTCAACCAATTTTCAATTTTTAACTTTTATTTCTCAACAGCTTCAAAGTGCTTATCGCAAACATGCTTAACAACTGTATAATATGTGCTACATGCTTTTGCAATCTGATAGAATGAACGGCCATCGTTTTTCAATAATTCGTCATAAATCTTGGAGGAAATTTCACTCAGACCTTCAGGCTTTTCACCTTTCGGTTTCACATTCAAAACAACTTTCGGAGCACGCGGTTTCTTTTCTTTCGGTTCTTTTGCAGCCCTTTCTTTCTTCGCAGCCTTTTCAGCTTTCTTTGCTTCTTTTGCTGCAGCTTTTTCTTTCTTCGCAACTTCAGGATCAGGATCTTCTGCATCTTCAGCAACAGTTTTAGCATGCTCTTCAACCATCTGTTGTTCGTTTGCAACATCTTCATCAGAAGCAATCATTTCTTCGTCAGTAACAGTTGTAATACCAGCTTTCTTCTGTTCAATCAACTTTTCCAGTTCATCTCTGCTATACTTAGCATAATTTTGAATACCCAATTCATTTGCTTCTTTACGCAACAGCAATAATGATTTTTTTTCAGCCATAATTCATTTGTTTTTAAGTTATTATTTTTGTTTCTTTTGACGCTGTAAAGGTCGATCTATTTCTTCAATGTAGCAACATGTTGTCGAAATTATTTTTCAGAAAAGACTACCTCCTTTATTTGCATCATTCTCTGTTCTACTGTACCCGTCACCCTTAAATGTGGAATATCAGAATTTTTCAAAATCTGTTGAATCTTTTGATCAAAAGATTCACGTAATAATTCATCGACTAATCTTTCTCCGTCATTCTCTACAGGAAACTCAATAGGTGTGTACACTAGAAGTGATAAATCGTCCTTTCTTCTGATAACTTCTTTTCTTTGAAAGAACTCTTCTGTACTCATATCTATAAAATCCTCACTACCTACCAGCATCTGATCAAATAAAACAGATGTAAATGCAGCAACGTCAATTATACATCTGTCAGCAACAGAAGGAGCTTCAAACATCTTCGAAAGAATTTCATTATATCGATCAAAAATCATTCGTTGAGTCTCTGAATTACTTTTTTCATTGATCTCACGTCCTTCTTTATGAAGATCTCTTACAACATTTGTAAAAAATGACCAACCTTCAAATTGTGGATCCTTTTTCATTGCTTCAATAAGAGTTGTCTTACCTGTACATGACGATCCGCAAAAACTTATTTTCTTGTACTTCATAATTATCTTAAATCACCTGATCCGTGTATTACATTTCTCTTTTTACGAGATGCTAATTTTTCATTATTTTTAAGAGCAATCTCTTCAATCGTTAATCCTAAAGATTTTGAAAGACCATTCAAATAACTCCAAACATTCTTCCACGCTTCAACAGTCTGATCTTTTCTGTTTTCTGAAAAATGATTACATGAATCCTCAGACCAATCATCTCTCAAAAACTTCTTAACTTGCTCAGCAATTTTACCAACTTCTGAAACAATATCAAACGGAGACGGCATCCGAACATCTTCATTCCAATCCCAATCATCTTCAATAGGAAGATTCAGTTCTATGCGAATCATTGCTAAATACCACATCATATCTCCAATTTCTAATGCAACATCTTCAATATTCGCTTCATCTTTCATTTTTTCAAACGTCTCACCCATCTCTCCAGCTAAACCAATTACAACATAAGGAATCGCTACTTTAGGATTGTATATAGGCGTTTGATTTGCCTTTGCTTCATATTCTTTGTAATTCATCTTCTTATTTTTTAGAACAATTTTCAATCATTTTATATACTTCATCACGACTTCCAATTTCATTGGTTTTGAAATAACCTGAACAGTACGTTGTTTGCATTTCTGAATTATCTTCGACACCACGAAGTTTTACACACGTATGTTCAGCTCTGATGTGAACAAAAATACCTTGATTTTCACCAAGAATTTCATTCAAATAATCATGAATTTGTTTGCATAGATATTCTTGAGTCTGAGGTCTTCTCGACAAGAAATCTACAATACGGTTTAATTTAGACAAGCCTATAATATTACCATCTTTTTTTGGAATGTAGGCTACATCGCATGTTCCAAAAAATGGTAAAATGTGATGAGCACAAAAACTATGAACTTCAACTCCTCCCTGAAATACGATGCCATCGTATCCATTTTCATTAGGAAATACAGTGATTTTTGGAGGATTATCATAAGCTCCGCCACCCAACTCTTTTACAAAAACCTTTGCAACACGATAGGGTGTCTTCTGCATACTCGGATCATTTTCCCAATCGTATCCTAACGCTGTTAAAAACTCGCCATAAGCCTTCGTAGCTCTTGACATCATTTCTTCTCTTTCTTTTTCAGACAAAACCATATTTTGTCCTGCTTTAATTTTCATCATAACTTTATCTTTCTTTTTCAGTACCCCAAATCACTATTTGTAAGCGATCGGTATAATTATATCCATGTTCAGCACAATATTCAGCAACCATTCTTCTGTTTTGATTGAGTTGATCATTTGTTGCACCTGCCGGCATTAGAGTTATATTCCACGGTTTAATAAATTTCATATCATACCACAATTCTTCTTTATTGTTACCGAAAAACGGTTGTCTTTTATCTCTTCGTTGCGAGATGTCATAATCAATCAATTCACGAATATGTTTTTCAATTTCTTCGAAATCTTCTTGACCTCCTACAACATATTTCAATCTGAAATCCCTAGCAAATGTAATCATTGTCCATAACGCTTCTTTGTTGAAACGTTTATATGAATGTAACTTCATCGCATCACTCATTTTCATTCCAAGTTTCTCACACTTCTCTTGAGTAGGTTCTGACGAACTAAGTTTTGGAGAAATATTCAAGAGATCAATCCTTTTTAAAATTTCGCTATCGACTACAATACTTCCATTTGTTTCAACAATAATATACTTATCATATTCTCCGTCACATATATCAATAAGTTCAGAAACAAATTCAGGATATAAGAATGGCTCTCCACCAGTTATCGAAACCGAAGGAGTAAGCGGATATTTCTCTAACAGATTGATTACATCTTGATAACAATATTTCCCTTTGTCAGCTTTAAAACTTGAATATGCTGTATCGCATATACTATTTGCAAACATACATCTCAAATTACAACCTGACAATCTAACGAAAATTGTCGGTTCTCCGGCTGTTGTAGATTCTCCTTCAATAGAATTAAACAATTCTATAATCGGTCTTTTTTCATTTAATTGCATCTTTGTCATACTTGTTTTTCGATTTTAGGATTTTCGAAATACTTTACACCTTCAGGCATTCCTTCAGCAAAAAATCGTCTGAGTTCAATCGGCCAATCTTTCTGTACTCCTTCTGAAAACTCTGCTTTCAAATCTACCGGTAAAAAACAAGCGTCATGTTCAAATGCAGTTGCACTTCCTGTTCTTGTTTCATAATATTGTACAGAATGAACGATAACATTCTTTTCTCCGTTATTGAAAATCGTTGCTTTAAGTATCTTATTTATAACATATAACATATATAAAGATAACATTTCTGCAGATGGATTCACTGGCAAAACTATCCATCTATCAGACCACTTCTTTACGTCGTTAATGTATTCAGGATAATCTTTTTTCCATAAGACAGTACAGTGATCAAATGAGTCGATAAAACTTTTAATCGTTGTTTTCATAAGACCAAAATCCATAAGCATTTGACCTCTGTCTTTCGAACTCGCTGTAAAACTCACTAACACTTTAAAAGAATGACCGTGTATAGAGTGGCGGCACCTTTGCGTAGAACAATTTCGCACAATATGTGCCATTTCTCCTTCAAATTCTTTTGTTATAATCATAATTCTATCATTTTTAAATGTTGTCTAAAGATACAATATTTATTTGAAAGAATCGATAGATATGGTGTACAACAACTTAACTTTCACATCATTATAAGGTACCTCTAAAAATCCTTTGTTAACCTTGAGAATCACGATATTTTCATTAGGACGATTTTCAATTACTTTATATTCTTTTTCGTTATAAATAACAATTTGTCCTTTCTGAAAAAGATAATACGAATCCCAATAAGAAACACTCTTTTCTGAACTAGGTACATATTGAAAGTTTGGTTTACCTGACTCTCTTAAAAAGTCTTTTTGAAAGAAGAGTTCTAAAGCAATGTCTGAGTCGAATATACTTGGAAAGTGAAATTTTGTAGTAAGATCAATTATTTTTGCCTTTTTCTTTTCAGCAATATCACTGCTCATTTTCTTAAAGTGAGGGGTTTCGTATATAATTGCTCTAAGTCTTTGACTGAGATATTCTAATTGTAATATATTTACAAATTCTTGATTAGTTAAATTACGCGATTTCATATTTTCGAATTTTTCGTGTAAAATAACTAAATTATGTTTAAAACAAAAAGAAAGAGCTACTTAATTCGTAACCCTTTCTTCTATAAAACTTTAAATAACTACCAATTAATTTTAACTAATCGACCTCCCCATCCTTTCGTTGTCGAGCCATTATATCCTGTTGATGAAGTCACTAATTTTCTATCTCTCACAAATAAACTTTCTGTATGTAATTCTTTTCCGTATCTACCATAGACGAATTCTCCTGTGAGAAGAGTTCCGTCTTCTCTATATGCCATTGATGCAAATCTACTTTCTTTTTCAAAATAAACTTTATGTCCTTCATGTTCAATGCAATCCATTTCAACTTCACAAAGAAATGATTCATAAACTTCTTTCATTCTTTTAGTCGGTTTTCCATTTCTCATTACTGGAACTTGAATTTTTCTAAGTTTTGGCATCATCATTGTTTTCATAATTTTCTGTTTTAAATTGTTGTCCTTTTCTTTTGATGTTGTAAAGGTACACTTTTGATACACGCGGTCCAACAATTACAGTAAATTATTTGCGAAAAAATTTATAGGCTCAATCAAATTGTCTAAAGCATCGAGTAATTCATTTGCAGTTGCATCCCCTGGGTCTTTCTTTTTATCTTTTAGAAGGGCTATTCTCACATTGAAGTATCTTTGTAGAGAGAGTGAAGCACTTTTAATCATTTCAGGTTTATCAGGATCATACATTAAAATGATATTTCGAACACCTCTCTTCTTTCTCAATAGTTTGATCTGATCTGTACCTATGTTATTACCAAATGTGAATATGCATTTGATCTCGTCTGTTTCGTATAAATGCAATTTATTGTCAACAGATATATAATCAAACATACCCTCAACAATTATCAAAGTGTCAGTGGTATCTGTGATATTATCATATCCACCTATAACCTTAGCAAATCCATCGGTAGAGTTTTCATAGCGCAACACTAATTTTTCTTTACCTGCTTTAAATCTCTTCAGATTGCGTTCGTGCCATTCTTTACTTTTTGTTGATCGTGCTAACCAAGCTACCGTCTTGTGATTCATGGTGAATTGGAAAACAATCTTTTCTTTTAACTTTCTTTCTAAGAAAAAATTCGTTATAGCCGGTTTAAATTCATTGTAATATCTTTTATTGAATCCTCTTTTATCTAAATATTCATCTTTATTTAAATACTGTAATTTACTAGGTAATTTACATTCATTAAGTTCAAGAGATTCTTCAACCTCTTCTTCGTCTTCAACCAACGGAGTCAGCTTAGATGTTTTGATACTATTCTCATAATCTACTTTAGCAAGATCTAATCTAGAGATTTTGGCTAAAAAAGACCTTAAATTAGTTTTCGTTCCACATTTAAAACAATGAAATGTACCATTATTATTTTGATCATTAAATCGAATCCCCCACTTACCTCCTTTTCCACAAAAAGGACAGACTTCATCTTTGTTTTGTAACCAACCTGCAGATCCAAATGGAATCAATCCTAACTCTTGAACTAACTCCTCTCTATCAACTCTAAACATAATCAGATTTTTTTCGCTTTTGTCAATTTTTTCTCTTTTTCAGGCTTTTCATTTTTTCGCGTTTTTGTAGGTAAACCATTGAATAGTTGATTGGTTCTTACTCTATCATAAAAACGCCCATGATCATAATCCGTTGCGATAGGAATCACTTCTTGAGACTCTTTGAAGTCGCGAACCTTGTCATTGTAAATACGCATTGTATCAGTCTTCTTTTCTTCCATTGTCATATTACCTGTGAAAACATAAGAAAACGGCTTTACAAGCGTTTTATCACCCTCTGTATAACTTCTATCGATCACTCTCTCGGAATTATCCCAAACCTCAATAGGAACATCACTTGCCTGAGTTGTTGTAAATCCAACCATTTTAAATTCAACACAAATATTTTTAAATAACTGAGCGCATGTCTGTAATTTATCTTTTTTGAATTTAGGATTGTTATCTATAATCTTATTTAAACCTGTAGAAACAAGATCTAAAGAATCGAGAATTAAAACTTTTGGATAAAATCCGTTTGCTTTATGATAATCAAGAACAAGATTTCTTATATCTACCATAGTAGCTTCACCAAACTTTTCAAATCCATAAACATCAATGTCTTGTCCATACTCCTTCATCGTTTGATATGCTCTTAATACAGCCTCCTGATCTTCAGGTTCTAGATATCCTCGCCTAATATCGTTATACTTTTGTCCTGTCCAATATTGATCGTACTTATCAAGACATGCCTGGACACCTCCTTCTAACTGGATATGTAAAACAGGATGTCCATCTAATGCAGCACTCATTCCGTGATGTCTTAATACGGTGGACTTTCCGATACCGGACCTCATTATCCACAATACAGTATCTTCTACTGCAGCACCACCATAGGATATCTCATCAAGTCTATCTACGCCAAACGTAACTTTTTCAGGCGTCTTACTAGTCTCAATTTCACTCCTCTTTCTCTGCATTCGTAAATCGAATCCCTTAAATACCTTTTGAAAAGTTCCTGCATCTTGTCTTAATGAAATTTGCAATATTCGCTGACTTTCAGAAGCATTTGTCTGAATTGCTTCTTCTTTTTTTCCGTCTTCATACAAATCGTGAACTTTTTTGCTCAACAATTGGAATTCTACATCCTTGATATAAGATTCTAACTGATCAATTATTAATTCGCGATCTACTTTGTTAGCATTTTTAACTTCTTCAATCGCTTCTTGTACAAAATCATTATCAACGTACTTTTGAGAGACTGTTCCCAAAGATGGAACAATCTCTTTGTTTGTAAAAATCTCAATCGCTTCTTTTAAAAGAAATTTATATCCAGGCCATTCTTTAGGTATCAATTGATACGTTAAATTACAGACAGCTATTCTCGTCAGATATGGATCTAAATAAATTAACTTAAATAGCTCTGCCATAAAATTGGCACTTAGTTTATTCGCCATACTATACTAAATTTATCTCAACTTTTACTTCCTTTTCGTCTTCACGCAAACTATTGATACAAATAAATGAGGACATGCAAATATCGTCGTGTCCCGAACCAGCTTCCAATTTGCCGTTATCACTTTTAAAAGTGATAGATGAAAATTCTCCGAACATCACATTAACTGCATCTCTCGTCTCACCAACTGCATAAGGACATTTTAATTGTCCTCTCTCAAACATTGCAGAAAGACTTGGTAAACCTGTATAAAGATCCTTCTTATTTCCTTCTGTTGTAGTAAAAGGCTCTATGTTTTTCAATCCTCTTTCTTTAGCTAAACCTGAAAGTATGGACTGAAAACCATTCGATTCACATACTATCTTATTCGGTCTAAATAAACGATCTAGTTGAACAATTTTATCTACTTGTTCATTATGAGACATACCTCTTTGTCTATAATAATAAAGTAGATAATAGTTCTTCATCGAATCGATACCCCAAATTGTATAAACTGTATAGTCTGCGCCAATATTACCTGAAACAGCAAAATCGACTCCTATATGCACACGAGTTAATTTGATAGGGAAATCATCAATTGATGTTGCAAATCGAATTTGCTCCATTCCTATTGTAGATCTCATAAGATACTCGTAAGGAAATATTGTTGACGAATCGCTAATAGGAACTACAAGATATTCTCGATTAAATACAATTGTCCCCAACTCTTCTTTCTTTTGAAGAATTTGATCAAAAGTATATCTATCAGGAGCAAGTGGACGACCGTCAGGAAAAATTACAGGATATTCAAAACAATAAAATCGCTTATCAGTTTTCAATACCTGATATAATTCATTGGGCGAAGAAGAGTAAGGAGTTCCACATACAAGAAAATAACCGTAAGGTTCTACGATAGGTTCTATAGTACCTTTGATTAATTCTTTGATCTTCTCTCTCTGCTCATCTGAATATAACGAAGATTCGTCAGGCATGTCGTCACATACACAAGCTCCAACGTGAAGACCGCGAATAAAACCATCTTTACCTCGAACATGAAGTATTGAACCTGTTTCTGTCGTGATTCCTGTTTCACCGATACTTGCCTTACCATTTGGATTAAGTTTTTCTTTTATAAGATCATTTGTCTCAATCTCTTCTCTTACTTTAGCAATCTGCACTTTCGCTAGAGTCATTGTAGATGTGATATAACAAGTCTCTTTTCGATTTTGATTATCGATTGTATTAGGTATCCATAAAGTCGGTCTACAATAACTCCATAATCTCCATAATACGAATGCATAAGAGAAGGTATAACTCTTACCTGAACCTCGACCACAAAGATAACAACTCCATGGAAACAACTGAATTAAATTCCCCCACTCAATATTTCTCCATCCCATTCTAAAACTAGGAAGCATAGAGACAATGAAATAATTAAGCGATTGAATTTTTAATGTTGTATCCATAGAGGCCTTAACATTCTCTATATAATCAAGACTTTCAGAATCAAGTGTTCGTCCAAGATAAAGAGCTCTTTCGGATTGACAAAGCATCTCCTGTAACATTCGATCAACATCATTAGAATATCCTTCTAATAATTGATTTAAAGCTCTACCAGGTAGATCTTCAATTATTTTATCGACAATATCACATAAATATCCAACTTGATTAGCTGATAATAAATCCTTTCCATCAAGTGACGTCATTGCAATTCAAATGTATTTCTAAAACGTATTTTCTTCTTATTCGACAATTGTGTCTGACCTTCTCCTCTCAATTTCTTTATATAAGAAATTAAAAGCAAAGCATTGGCATCGACATCATTTTGAGCGCGGTGAGCTTCAACAAGATCAACTCCAGCTAATTGACAACACGTCCCTAATTTAAAATCTATTTGCTCTAATGCACTTAAATGAGCTAATTGCATTGTATCTAACCAAAATCGAACATAATTATTTATATCGTCATTCATATAAATGAAAAAGTTCTCTAAAAACGGTTTATCGAAAGCAACAAAATTATGTCCAGCTATTGTACATAACTGACGAGGATTTTTATACTTACTAAACCAAGACTTCAGAGTTTTATAAATTTCTTTCAAAGGAACTGAATTAGCCTCTTGCATCTCTTTTGTTATACCATGAACTGCAGTAGCTTCTTCAGAGTAACCTATTAAATCTTCTTTGTAATTATAAGGTAAAATTGCACTATATCTGTCAATAATTTCCAATTTTTCCAAATCAATACAAGACATAGCCCACTCTACAGCAGGTACATCAAAAAAAGCTCTTTGTTTGCTATTAGGTAAACCTCCTGTTTCCCAGTCTGCAACAATAATATATTTGGCTGATGTTTTCATTTTTCTAATCTTTATAAACCTGATTATTTTCGTTCGCAAGTACGTTATACATTCGTATTGTACAATGCTTTTTAGGAATCAAAACTATCTCGTTTCCACCAAGATATTCAGGTAAATGTCCTCTTGTTATATAGGCCTGAATATCATTTCTATTAAATTCTTTACCATTGTCTTTTTTAAAATTCTCATTCATCCAATGCAACAATCCTTGTGCATTAACCTCTCTTAATAAATACTTTTCTCCCATATCAATTTCTAGCTATTAATAATCTTTCAAAATCAACATCTCTTTGTTCTTCGTCTTCGTAAATGATATACAAATTTTTAATAGGATTATCTTTAAACGAAGCTGTTTCATCTTCTAATTTATTGATAATTATAACAGGCTCTCCCTTTTTATTATACTCTTTCGATTGAGATATAATAAAACCTTTTAATAAACTAAAATCGTTACCAAAGACAAAATTACGCTTTTTTATATTACCAGCAAAATTTATCCAATTATCAGCTTCCTCATAAAGTTTCATTTCATTTTCCTTATCAGGAAGTGTTTCGTAATTTTGCAATCTTGCTGCAAATCTCTTTAAACCTGCACTTTCAAATACTTTGATGCATAGATCAATTATCTTTCTATCTTGATTCATCTCGTTCTTTTTCTAAAAGTTTAAAAATCAATTCTTCAGGAATTTGCTTTATAAGTTTCGATCTATCACCAAAATCATAAATATAGTGACAATTTTGACAAGCCAAAACAATATTTTCAGAATCACATCTTAATGTAGGATGTGCTCCTCTTGAAAGAATGTGACTAAAAAATATAGGTTTGGGATTATTTCCCAATCTTTTACCACAATGAAAACAAATATGTTTTCTAGTTCTCCATATTTCATCGAAAACCACTTGAAGTTCGTTATTTTCTTTTTCAAGAGTATTCTTATTCAAAGAACTTTTCTTTCTATCGTCATCGCATTTTTTACAAAGCCATTTATTCCTGTTAAAAATCTTGTGTTCCGTTTTACAACAAACACACGGTCTCACTTCTTCTTTAATTCGCTTTATATACATTAAAAATTTTGATATAATTCAAGATTATTGAAAACATAACACTCTTTATCTCTTATTTGCGGATACATGTAGGATGGGATTTCTGCTATTTTACGGGCATTTCCCCAATATGATATCTGGTCTTTTACATCAAATAGAAGTTGCGGAGTATCATAAAACAGGTTCAGTTCCCCTTCCTTTTTAACATCTTCATCCCATTTACCTTCGTCACGGGCGATATATAATTTAAAATTGTTCATAATGATTATTCACTCCTTTAATCTTTTAATTAGTGCATCAGCGCAATTAACCGCATATTTAGCGAGTGCATCAGAATTACCCCCACAGTCATCTGCTACAACAGCCTTAATAATATCTTTCGCTAATTCATACCTACGTTGTTCCCAATCAATTACTAAATTCCCAACATTCAAAAAATCAAGTTCGCATTCTCTGTAAACCATGTTATCACATACATATAAATAATTATTGTTATGTTGAGAGTTGATGTTTAATTGGGGAGTTACATCTACCAAAACTCCTGTTGATTTTACTCTTGCTTTCATTGTTTAATCATTTATTTTAACAAACGTTTAGTAATAGTACCGAATGAATGATACCGATGCCAAACTATATTTCCACGCTGAATTTCAGTAAGCCAATCACAAGCCTTAAAAACTTGTCCTACATTGTATAGGAATGGTCTTTTTTGAATTTTTCTTTTTATTCTTGCTTTCATTGTTCCTTCTTTGTTTTAAAGTGTTCAATCAGTTCGTTTACGGTGGCCTTGTGAATGGTATCCGTATTGACATCAATATGATAGTAGACCCAATAGGTAGAGAACTTGGTTTTAGGACACAGAATCCACTTATCCCCATCGGTAAACCATTGGTACTTGTCTGTATCATCCCTTAATGCAGCGATAGCCAGGAAAAGTTCCTCGTTCGTTCCGCAATCAATTCTTCCTTTCTTGGTGATAGTATATACATAATATACCACTCCATATAAATTACCATAAGACGTTATGATAGCTTTCCCTTCTTCAATACTTTTATGACTTCCCTTGCCGTCATAATTATGTGCATCTAAGGTTGTATTACCAAAATTAAGTATTTCATATCCCAATTCTTCCAGCCCTCTCCGAAGTTCCTGTGTGTTTTTGCGTATAAAGCAAGGTGTTGTAAATCCCATAATTATTCCTCCTTAATTATTCGCTCATTTATAATAAACTCTCCATGAATATCAATGGGAAGCATATTGGAAACACTCGCATGATAAGTCTTACCGTCCATTGCCTTACATAGTGGATGTATTTCTTTAGGCATAGGGGCAGGACATTTTTACAATGTCTTATCATTTCAAAATGTCTGTTTTCCTTATTGCCACAACATTCACAATGAATTGGATAGTAAAAATAAGTACGTTCCAACTGGGTTTCTTTTCCACATATTTCGCATCTGCCCCATTCTATTGAATTACACATAATTTATTCCTCCTTTTCTGTTTTAATATCTGTTACTTTACCACGATTGACAAAGCACTGGTCCATGTTTGGGTTTTCATAAGCTATATCGCAAATGATTTCTGAACTATCATCACACTCATTTTGTAATGAGCACTCATCACATATTCCAATGCACAATTCATGCAACACCCCGTCTATTATTATTCCGTTCTTTATTTCCATAATCAAATACAATTTCTCATATATGTTTTCCTATCAATCATACCGTTTTCTGATTCTTCTACCAAGCCAAAGAATGTATTAGCATAACAAACATGCTCGTCTATCATTATACATATTCCATCAGACGGATAATATTCACATGAAACATTATCATCCCAATCTATATGTTTTTGTGCTTCTTTGGATATATCATCACAAGCAATCATATACTCTATGTATTTATTAGATGCTTTTCTTATTTTATCAAATATATTTCCTTTCATGGCTTTTCAATTACTCAATATATAAAACAGTCCCTCTATGTATCATATCTTCCAATTCTCTTTCCGAAAACTCATCGAATGTATGTTTATCCATAGTGCAAAAATGATACCTTACAGATTGCTTTTCATAATTGATGTTTTTATGATAATCAATCATTACATCACTTATAACCGCCTCAACAATCTTACCGTTTACAACAAAAGAAAAACGTGTTCCGACATCATAACACACCTTCTTAAACAAAAGAACTTTACTTTCATTCATTTTCAATCTCCTTTCCCATAAACATTTACAAACTCGCTGACATCCATATAGTCTATACCGAAATTCTCGGCTGTTTTCTTGTCACTGTCCGAAAACTGCCCTTCAAGACCGCTTGCATCACCAATCATTAGACAATCTTCTACCTCCAAACTGCAATCTTTCCATGTCTTGTAATTATCAAAAAGTTCTTCAAGCATTCCGGTATTCGGCTTTCTCATAGGGTTGCTTCTGTCATTGCTTCCGCAATACTTAAAACGCGTATCAATGTTGCAATAATCCATTATACTGTAATTCACATACTCACATTTTACATAAATGAATGATTCCGGAAACAGACCCTTTTCTATCCCTCCTTGATTTGTCACAATAAAGATTTCTTTGGGATTCAAATTCTTTATTGCATCTAGAACATCAAACTTAAATTTCATGTCCCATATACCCTTCGGGAACGTCTCACCGCTTGCAGTTTCTATTAACGTCCCGTCCATATCACAAAACAAAACTTTATACTTTTTCATTTTTCTATGTGTTTACTGTTCTTATTCCTTTTTCTGCGTTTCGCAATCTGCTTGTCTATACACCCATCATCTTTTATCCATTAATTGCTTCATTTAACTTTTCCTCAAACTCCGCAATGATACAATCTGCATCACCGCCATGTACCCAATTGTCCAATACAGACGAAAGAACTTCAACTGCCTTTCTAGATGTTTCGTCAACTGCCATATTGATCGCTTGATTCACTTCCTCTAACGTAAACATACTCATAATTATTCCTCCTTCTTTTTAAGGCTTATATCAATTGACAACCTATCGACAATTTCCTCCTTAATTATCTCCCTACACAAATTTCTTATCATTAAGAAATCACCGTTTTTCTTTATCTCGTCAGAAACCATACAACGAATCCACCTCTCTATATCAACATCGTTCCCATAGGTGTTATGGAAGATACGTTTAACTTCCTCTTTCACAATTGGAACCATTATATCCTTTATATCCTCTTTAGTCAACTTTAATTCGTTATGGATATAGTTCTTTACTTCTCTGTATCTATATTTGCTCATATTTTATACTTTTTATAGTGTTTACAATATTTAGGCGTTTTCCTAGCCGTTATTCTCTTCTGTAAAGCCATGCAATACATAAACGGACGAATACCTTGATAGTGTATACACTCACTACAATGCACTCCTAAATTCATTACCTTTGCCATAACAATTACTCCTTTACTAGTTCTATTGTAACGTTCATAAGACCAACATATAAGTTCACATTCGACATGGTTCCATCTTTCTTCACCTTGCCAAACAATGGCTCAATGTCATCAAGAAAATTAATTTTATAATCCCTGATATAGGCGTATTGTTTTCTTTCAGGGACAGTAACACTTTCTAAGCTATCTAATTTTGTATATGTAGATGCAGGAGTGGTAATACACACCTTGCTTCCGATAGGATGCTTCACATTGGATTCAATGTATTCTTTTTCTAATTTTATCATTTCGTTTTTCAATTCATTCATCTTTGAATTGATAATTTCTCTCTTTGCTTTAAATTCTTCTTTATTCATATCTACATGCTTTATTGTATTTACATTCTTTACATTTAATTTCGTTATAAAGAGCTCCTTCGTATTCGTCGTTACATAAAATGTATCCTCTAGGAGTATTCCAAAATTTATGTCTCAGAAAATCTAAGTATTCTTCTGAAAATCTACTTTGACTTTCTAACGGATTTCGAAGACCTCTTTGTCTAAGAATTCGAGAAACCATAAACATCTTCTCTGACGTTCTCTCGTTCCATTGTTTTATTGAGTTTAAACACAAACATTTTGCTAAAGTGATGTAGAATATTCCTGAATTCTTTCTATCAGATAAAACAATCTGAAACGACAGATATTTCCATATCTCATCAGTTGTATTGATCTTAGAATTTATCATAAACTTGTTTATTAAGTTTATATTCTTCTGAGATCGTTTCAATTCGTAACCTGGACTATTATTCAGTCTAGCTATCAAATATTCGTATATATCACAAAACTCATCTATCATAACAAAATAGTATCTCTTACTCTTAAAGAAAAGGACGTTTTGAATTCGTCCTTTTCAATGCCTAAAGATACAAAAATATTATCTAT